TTACAGTTTCCCAGGATGCATCCCATTAACCGCCATCTGCCACATAGCCAGTAGCCTGGTTTTATTGGCCTTGATATGTGACTCTGCCAGTTTCCTATTAACCCCCCCACCGGCGAGAGGAAGATTGGCCGAATAGCCAGATGGGCTCTGTATGGTCAGGCCAGAACGACTCATTGCACCCCTATGATTTGTAAGTAAAGTATCATAAATCGGAATTGGTTTTACCCGCGATGTCGGGGGTATAGTCCGCTCAGGTGCTAGAAACACCTCAACGCGGCCTCCGTACCCGATAGACTTGCGTTTTTTGTGGTCATTTTTTGGATATGGCCGAGTGTGGGCGAATACAATACCAGTGATGGGAATAAGCCCGCTTGACGTTGACAAGTTTCTAGCACTCGGCCACCCGAGCCGTTCGGGTATCCTCTAGAAAAGGATCAACAAATGGCTACCTCTCGCGTATCAAACGTTGCCAACCCTCCCAAAGTGTCTATCCATGATGGTAGGGTGGTGACAACTACTGATGACGTCGCTGCCTATTTTGGCAAGCAAGCTCATCACGTTGTGCAAAAAGTAGAATCCCTTGATTGCTCAAAAGATTTTATCATTCGCAACTTTTCGCGGATGATAAAAAACGTCACTCTGGCTAAAGGGGCAATGCGCCAAGTGGTCTACTACGAAATGACCAAAGACGGCTTCGTCTTCCTGGTCATGGGCTTTACAGGCAAAAAGGCCGCCGCGTTCAAAGAGGCCTATATCGCCGAGTTCAACCGCATGGAGAGGCAACTACTCACCCGCCAGCGGGGCGCGTACTCAGCCCCTAAGCCACAGCAGCTCTCCGACGGGGAGATAAAAAAACTGAAATGGCTGATCGACTCCATCGTCAACCAGTTCCGGTTCCGTGCCGCCTGGAATCAGGGCGTCTGGTACGCGCTGCATCAGGCCACCGGTGTGCCATCCCCATATCCCTTTACCGTCGCCGATTTGCCCGCACTGGTAAGGGAGCTTTAACGCATCATGGAAATCGGCCATGAAACCCGCAGCCTGCTCCAGCAGCTGGAAAAGCAGGTACTACAGCAGGTGGTGCGTAACCGTGGCGAACTCCGCCCGGTATTGAACCATATCCAGCATGACCTCCGGCAGCTGAGTCTGTATCTTAGCCAGCCGGCCACGGCTCAATCGGACGCCGCAGCACATCAGCCTCAGCGCCGAAGAGAAACGCCAGCGCATCGACAAGCTACTGGCGCGCCGCAACCACATTGTCCAGCAGGCGGTGAAGCGGATGAATCGGTGGTTTGAGTAGGTCTGATTTTATTAAGTCTATCCATTTGACTATTCGTTAAATTCATTCGCTATCGTGTTTTTTTAGCCTCCTGACATAGATCCTTACGCGGATCTTATGTTATCAGATAGATAATTGGTTATTGTTTTTCTAGACTATTTCATAATTCTTCCATATCTCACGGTTCTTCCCTATTCAGCATTATTACAGACAAAACAATAAACCATCTACAATAATACAATTGTTCGTTTATTATTCGCTGATGTGTCGGTTTTTTAAAACAATAGCTATTGCTATGATTAGAATCATGTTTTTTATATTTAAAGCCAAGTCTATTTTTTATTATTTTCGTATGATTATATTTGTGTGATGTATTTATGATCTGTCTTTGCTGTGGGTCTATACTATTTTTCTTAATTATATCAGACTTTCATTGCGCGGTCGTTAATCAGAATGAGATGATATGTTAAGAGTGTGTCTTTTTAACAAGTATATGGTTTCATCCCTATCTTGCTGAAGGAGAACGCTGACGCATTAACTAATGCAATAGAGTATTTCCTATCAGGTTGACTGTCGATTATATTATAGTAAGTGTGTTATTTTATCAGGTAATCTATTGGTTAGAGGATATAATGAGAATAGTTTTTGCTGAAAAAATTGTAGAGTATATAAAAAATTGTTCCCCTGAATATATTGCTGTGGCTTTTGTTGGGGCTGATTGGCGAGAGTTTATTCCTGATTGGAAGAAAATAAAATCAATAGTGGTTTCACCAACGTTGGGGTCAAACCCAAAAGCTATACATGAGATTGTAAAAGAATTGGGTTGGGAGAAAGTAGAGTTTCTTGATAATCTTCATGCTAAATTATATCTGGGAGAGAACAGTGCTATCAGTGGTAGTGCAAATTTAACTAAAAATGGTCTATCTGGAAATATTTTACATGAATTATGTACGGTAACTCATAATCCACAACATCTAAAATCATTCAAGATTTTTTTTGACCATATTAGGTCTAAAGCTAAATATAGCTATCCTACCGTTGAGCAGAAGAAGCATAAATTGGATGAATTGTTTCAGGTTTGGGGAGCGGCTGTTTCTCAAAAGCTACTTAATGATACTCATCATGCAACTCAATTTAAGGATTTTGAATTACTATCTAATAATCACTTCTATATCAGTTGGTATCAAATTTCCGACTGTGAGTACTCTGCGGAACTTCAGGGTGTTGAGGATTATATAGATGATAACATTCACTTTCTTCCTAGTGATAATATCGAGAAAAACCGTTGGGTGTTAACATGGAAAAAAACGAATGATGGAAAGCCACATAAGCGCGTAGCGCTAAGTTGGCTTTATATTCATGAGTTATTTGAAAATGGTATCGTGACGCCGGGATATGGTTATACCAAGGTGGCTATTCAGCGAAAAGATCTCCAAAAACCGGAGCCACCTTTCGAATTAACTCCGGATGTAGTTAAGGCCTTTAAGGAAGTTGTCGCCTGCGGTGTCAATAAGAAGTATTTTGTTCAACCCGATAATGAGTTTTATAATACTAATTATGGGCAAACACAATTGCCTAAACTTATTGATGATATGAAGGAAAAACTTAAAGGCATTAATACGAGCAAATGACTTGAATAAGTGGTTTGTGCTTATTGTGATTATTAATAAATAATCATGTGGTGATATGATCGTTGTTGATTGTTTTTGACATAGGATGAAGCGACTTGTCATCGTGGATGTTACGTATTTTATTACCAGAGACTATATATGCGACGTAGGGCTGTACATAAACTCTCAGCGATGGTTTAGGCGCGCCAGTCATTTAGCTTGGTTCGAGAGTGGTTTAAAGCCCCGCGGGGCTTTTTTCTCTCACTACTGTTCTGGATTTACCATAACATCTGATCGGCGTACCGCTCATCACTCTGCGTGATGATTTCTCCCCCCAGTACGCCAAAAATCGTCGTTTTCTCCCTCGCTTTTCCTGCCGATGGCACTGTCCGATTTTTCCCCCACTGCATAACCATGCAACCCGATCCGCTGAGTCCGGTTTCGCGACGGATTGCCCGCCTAACCTCCGTTTTAGCCCATTTTCTTTTTAAGCGCAGAGTTCCAGCCACGGCATTGCTGATATTCAGTGAGGATGTTTCCTGAAGTGGTAAGGGCACCATTCGCTTTTTTGGGGGGGATCAGCTAAAAGCTGCTCTAATGTCGCCTTCTCTTCTTCAATACGTCGCCAGATCTCCCATCTAGCACTATTCTTCGCTTGCGGCCTGGTGTAACTCGTCATCACATATGCCTCCAGTTGAGTGGGTTATTAACCTTACAATTAATTGTAAGCCTAGGTTGAGTAATTTTTATACTTCCTCCTCGTCCGGTATGTCGATCACATTCCACATGCTCTCCCGCAGATCGAGGTACTTCTCCGTCATCAGCCGGCTCTTGTGGCCGAGCAAGTGCTGGCAGAACTCCGTTCCGTACTGTGCCTGGTACATCCGTGAGGCGAGACTGCGGATCTCGTGGAAGGAGGGAGGATGGGGCGCGTGTACCAGCCCACTCTGATCGAGCAAGCGGGAAAAGCCCTTGCTCAACGTGTCCGGCACCAGCGGGCCGCCCGGTGCACGGTGGAGACGCGGACGGCGGGAGTTGAGCAGGTAGTCGCTTGGCCCTTGAGCCCGGCAACGATCTAGCACCTCGCTCAGACGTAGCGCGTACGGCCCCAACTGAAGATGCAAGCGGGTGGTGATGGCCAGGCGAGCACCGGTCTTGCCTTGGATCAGCCACAGCTTATTCTCCCGGACATCTTGCCAGCGCAAGGTGCAGAGATCTTCCCGCCGCTGACCGGTGAGCAGCGCCAGCTCGATGCCACGGGCCAGCCACGGTTTTTTTGCCTCGCCTTGTAATGCCAGACGGTAGACGGCTAACAATGTCTCCTCACTCAGGCGACGACGCTTAACGCGGATGGGGGGCGTGCGGGTTTGGGCCACCGGATTGTGATCGATAAAGCCTGCCGCGACCGCTTCACGAAATAGGGCGTTGAGGAAGGAGCGCATCAGGCTGGCGGCGGTGAGGCGGCCATCGAGTATGTAGGGGTGCAGTAAGATGGCGATATCCCGCGTGCTGATCTGCGTCAGATAACGCGGCCCGATCATCGCGTGTACCGTTTTGCTCTGTGAGCGGCGGGCACGCAAAGTATTGGCCGCCACGCCGCGCTGTTCGAGCCGTTGGAGGTATTCGGTGATCCATTGGCTAACGGTGGGGATCTCATGCGGTTCGGGTAGGGGGCTGGGTGTGAGCGCGGCGAGATAGTGATTGGCCTCCCGGGCTTGGCGGATAGCCTCGCGCTGGGTGATGTAGCCTAAGGGCAGTTCACTGCCGGTGAGGGGATGGCGCCAGACGAAAAATCCGTGCCGGTTATCCAGGTTATCCGGCAGATTTTGCCTAGCGTCGTTGCCTCGGCTATTTTTCGCCATGTTTCAGTCGCTCCAGCAAGGTGTGGGGGGAGGCCGCCGTGGTTTTGGCGGCTTTCTGCTGCCAGGGGGGCAGGTAGCGGGCATCGCTCTGGATACGGTAGGCGCCGCCGTGGCGGTAGGGCTGCGGATAAATATAGCCGCGCCGGATCCAGCGCCGGACGGTGTCCACACAGGGCGGTTTATCGCCATAGTGCTGCTGCACCCACGTCTGGATAGTGAGGTAGGTTGTCATAGCCGGCTCCGAGAGTCTGGGGGATGCGTTTTAATAAGAGAGAGTCAGCCGCGTGTCTAGGGCAGAGGAAGGGGCTTAGCAAACAGGGCGGGGACGCTTTAACCAACGGTCGCCGACCAGGTGATAGCGGCGGCAAAACGCCCGGTCGAGTTTCCCTTCTGCGGGCAGTTTGATACCGATCGGCAGCGGCGTTCGGCGTGGGGTGAAGTAATCATCCAGATGCAGAGCGCTGGCCGTTAGCGCGCGGTAGAGTTGAGAATAGGCGACGCGCACACTGTCGGCCTGGCAGCAAAATAGCATGTCCTGCTGACCGGACTGTTTTTTGGCTTTAATAAAGAAGGCGAAATATTCAGGCATGGCGAGGCTCTCCGAGTGGTGATAAAAGCGGCGCTTGATAATAATGGAACCTTGAGGATGCTAAGTCCTTGCTCTATCGAAGATAGGGATTAATAAAGATGGTTTGCTTTGTGGTCTTATTAATCCCATGGGGGGTATAATTTACGCGCGTTTTTATTATAATCAATCAAAACCATCAAGTAGTTCATTTACACCATTTGATGTATCTAGACTAATGTCATTTAGTACATCTTTTGCCGCTAGTTGGTATATTACCGGAATCGTTAAAGTATGCCTAAAATGCAGTAGTATGTTAATGATGTCAGGGATGATATCATTCATTTCACCATTAACATTGCCATTGCATGTCGATATTATTGAGTTTTCTGGTATTCTTAGTGATTCAACAAACATTCTATTAAAATAATCCTTTTCTTTAAAAAAATACTCTGGTTTTTTTAATCTAAGAATATCAAAAACAGTATTTCTTAATGATATTGGGTATGTTATGTGTGTGATGAAGTCACGAAATCCTATGAAATTATTTTCGAAGTGATTATAGGTTTTTTCTCTATTGTTAAATAATTGAGCACCGTTATCAAAAATATCTAAATCACCAAGATTTGCATTGCTGTAAGGTGTTAACAATAGTTGGATATCAGAGAAGAAACTAATGCTTGCCCATATTTCCTTATCGCACTCATTTAATGATGTGAAATCCTTTAATTTTTCCATGTGATTAAGGTATTCAATGAGGCATTTACGTAAAATTGTTTTTCTGAATGATGCGTAATCAATATCTGAACATAGTTCAATTATATTTTTAAACTTTGCCACACTATTACTTTCGTATAGTTTTGATAGTAATTCATCTCTCTTGTCTTTGACCTCTATACAAATAAACTCTGCGCAAAAATACTCCATAAGTGACTTATGAGACCATCGGTAAAGAGAACCTTCTTTAATGAATAATGGTACAGAGTCTATTAGATCATTGATAAAAGCCATTGGTTTTACATTAATGCCTCTTAATCTTTTAGTTATATTTACTATGGCATCCTCAAGTTCTGCCCTACTAAATTCTAATCGGCCATTGTTTTTTAAGCACCAAAACGCTAATCGACGTAGTATAATGCTAAAATCTGTTATATCTAAGCCAGATGCTTTTCTTCTAACATAGCCAGTTTCTTTACTAAGATCATGTGTTTCAAAAAGAGCTTCAAAAACTTGACTGTAAAATAAATCTTTTCGTCTTGGTATTACTGGTTTGTATTTATAGGAGCAAAACAAAAGGGAAGCATATAAAGGTGTTGTTAGAAACTCTAGAATCGCATTATTATCTTTTTCTCTCATCATTTTAATTTCTGAAATTAATTTTTTTGAAAGAATAAGATTCCCGTTAGGTTTTGATGAGTTAACATCATACAACTGGATTAAGCTGTATGATTGTTCTATATTTAATGGCTTTATTTTGAATCTATTAAAAGAATGTAATTCAAGAAGAGATTGGTCTGGTCTAGAAGTAATGACTATCTTAGAACCAATCATTTCTTCACTAAATGATCTTATTCTTTTTATTAAATCATTTTTTATATCAAAGGGGATTTCATCAACACCATCGAAAAAATATATGAATGGTATTTTTTTTAGTGTATTGTGGCAATTTAAACTATCTAGTCCTATTAGCTCGCTAATTTGTTTAATAATCGTATCATTTGTTAATGTCCTTAGTTCTATATATATAGGAATATACGCAGAGTGTTCAATCGTATCAATGACTATTTTTTTCATTAGGGTAGACTTACCCATTCCTGCATTGTCGATTATTAAAATGTTTTTAAAATAATTAAGGAATAGATCTCCTCTAGAAACAACATACTCGCGTTCATCTATTGAGTCTAGTGTTGATAAAGTCAATGGAACATAAATATCATTGATCTCTTTTAATATGTTGGGAAATGCTAACGAATTTATTATTGAGCATTGTGCTTTTGTTTTTGCTAAGAAGTCAGACATTTGATATCTGAGTTTTATTATATCTCTATTTTTGTGATAAACCTCACCACTTTTATTGAGGATGAAAGGGAGTATTTTCTCTTCAAATATTTTCATTGCCCAAGGTCTAGCGAGATCAATAGCGCTTTCTAACGTTATCATTTATCCTCTCCTTTATTTTTTGATTTATATGTCAATTACTGATGCATTATACTTAGTTTCCATGAAAAATAAAATGAGAATTGTTGTATTTGTCTTGAGCCTTGTGTGCCTTTTATGATTAAGCGATTTGCTTTGTTATTATTTTATATTATTAGTGTCGGTTTGTTCTTGTTATCAGTAATTTTCTTGGAAAAAAGTTATTTGTATCTTAATCTCTGATGTATATCATGAGTGATGTGTTTTAAAATCTATAATTTATGACCATTTATTATTGGGATATTATTACAATATTTGTAAGTTTCGATCTATTATAAAACCTCATCCACTCTTATTATTGTGACCAAGCGTGTAACCCTCACACCGGCAACTCTCTTGCCAACTGCGCCAGGATCTCCCGCTTACCCGGTAGGCGGTTGCTTTGGTGGACCTGTTGCCAGGCGCGGCGTTGGGTCTTGGTTTTATGTTGGAGCAAGACATCGATCTTGCTGGCGGGGATGCCGAGTAGGGTGGAGATCTCCCGGCGTGCGCATTGGTGCAGATGCAGCTGGTAAATGGCGCTGACGATGGCGTAGGAGTAGCTGCGGCGCAGACCAATGCTAAAGCGCTGCGGTACTCTGCGCCGCTGTGTGGGTTCGCTCGGCACGGGACGAGGGCAGGGTATCCATCTTACTCCATTACGGATGGCGGCGCGTTGGCGCAGGCTCATAGGCGTGGGAACTTGCCCATCCTATGGATGTAAGTGTGGAGTAAGCTAAAGGATCGCCTCTTTCTCCGGTGTATGGTGGTGTTGCCGGATTCTTACCCGTGTCCGGCGCACGAACTCCACTTGGAGCGTGGAGATCTCCACTATTTATCCGAGACAACGCCGTTGCGCGAGCCAATTATTGAAGATTAACGAGTGGAGGGTAAGAGATTTCTCTTTATTAGATGAGGTCTAGTAGTTTCTTTACGGCCTCTTTTACCTCAGCCCGCAAATACTTCTTGATATATACCTCTGCGTATCCAGTCTCTGGGCTTTCGGCCACTTTTTCCTCAATCCGACGTAACCCATCAATTAAATTGACGAGTCCAGAGCGTGTTTTAAGGAAGTATGCTTTGGCTTCATCTTTCTCCTTATTCTGAAAATTTTCCCACTCGGCCAGTTGCTCCTGACTCCAGTTTTTATCTGCGGGGCGGCAGAACACATGAGCACTGATGGCATTGCCACATTCTTTGCAAATATATGCTTTGGTTGTCTGGTTATCCATGGTAGTACCTCTACTTGTAGAGATGGTTATAACATCTTTACCCTGTCTAATTATTGCGTGATATATATTTAGCTTTGTCGATTATTCATTCTGCTCTCCTTATGGAGTATCTGGTGATAAAGAGGGGACTCGTTTGAGCAGGGGCATATCCAGCTGCGGTCTGTGGCTCACCACCATGACGCCCGTAATGACAGTGCAGACCGCAGCTGGGTATTTATAATTTTTTTATTGTTTGTCAGTTAATAGTTGCTCGCACTGCGTGATTATACTGTACTGATAGTTGTCTTTGTGCTAGCTAGAAGTAGACATATAGATGGATTGAGACTCATCATATTTTTAATGATGTCATAGGCGAAATGATGAATTAATGAATTTGGATGTTTTAAACGTTAAATTGAATATGTGTTTTAATAAAATATACTATATCATATGTATGATGATAATACCTTATTAAAAGGATAATGCTTTGAATATTTACATTGATGAGTCGGTGCATGAGGCATTTGGATTTATGATCTTGGCTTATGTAATTTGTAATCATGATCCTCAGCATGATATAGACAAAATTCTTTCAGAGTACTCAATTAGCGAACATCATTCATGTGTAAGAATGGATAACTCTACACCTTTAAGAAAGTTGAGGGTGAGGCTTATTTCATACTTGAATTCAAATTGTCTATGGGGGGCATATATTATGCCAAGTGAGTATCGCCATCACGCCTATGAAGATGTATCTTTTCTATTAAGCTCATTGACTAAGACCTTTCAAAGTGAAAAATTAAATTTTTTTCTCGATGAAGGTATCATAAATGCTACTGAAGCTCTCAGGCTTTGCTCTGATGAAGTAAAAGTCATAACATGTTCATCTCACGAAATTTGTGGGGTACAACTTGCTGATTTAGTAGCTTCTTTTAGTGGTGTTAGGTTTAGAGAAGCAATAACTGGAAAGGCAAAAATTTTAACTTATGGTTACGATTGTGGTTATGAGCCTCCAATAGAGGCCCCTCTTGGATTTGAACTTTTTACAACGCTACGACAATCTATGCTTAGGGAAAATGAACCTCTTGGGGAAGGGATGCCTGAATTTGCCACATTTAAAACTGTTAATAAAGGGTTGGTTTTGTCAGAAAACCTATCAATTGAATTTAGTAAATTGGCATTAAAAACCTTTGGGGATGTTTATTTAGGTTGTGTCCATTAAATATTTTTATTATTTATGAATTACTAGTTAATGTTAAGTAAGTTGTTCGTAGAGTATGATATGACTGACTTTCCCTCCTCGCTCTTAGTTGATATTTAATCAGTCCTCTATCGGTATGAACGCCTACAATACCCTATACGCTGCGACCAGCGCGCAGTACAATCACATCTACCCGATGCGGCTCGCGCTCACTGGCGATTTCTGCTCGATTTAGGGCGAGGTAGTGCGCTAATTTTAAACCTGCCGCATGTGTGACTTGTCAGATTACTAGAAGATGCCCTCCACGGGTTGTTCCGTATTGTATTCCCGATTGCTCGTGATTTGTCGTGGTACTGTTTCGTGTAACTGGATATGTTTATTTTAATTGCAAATTATAGATATGCTAGTTGTATGTTGCTTAATGTTTTATTATGTGAAGTGATTATAATGATAGTCGTTTTGTGCCAGAAGCGATTATCACCGCTTCAGCACTGTGTTAATTAGTGAGGATGTCTATTTGAATTTAAAATATGTAGCCGATCTGGTTATTGTCTTGCTGTGTAATAGGTATTAACTCGTTGAATGAAATAGTATTGCTCTTTGGTTTTTCTTCGGGTGGAAGTTCATCCACTCTTAATTTCAGCGGTATGGGGCTGGCAATGCCACTAAATATACAGGTTCCTGTAGATAATGTTGGGATCGATTCTTCCGTCAGTCGGTCTATATATGATACTGATTTTTCAATTGCGTAGAGATCATTCTGATTAATCAGACGATGAATAAAATAATTGTGTGCCTGGGATATTATTGTTGGTGATATATCATTAGGGCGCTGGCTGGAAATTGTAATAAAAACTCCAAATTTTCTCCCCTCCTTTATAATTTCCTCAAATGTTTCTAGGCGATAATCTTTCCAGCTCTCCGTCTCCCGGAAGGAAGTATTAGATAAAATATTATGGGCCTCATCTATGATTATGTGTAGTGTGGATCTCTCGGTAGACATTTTCTTCGTATTGTAAGCCCACTTGGCTATCAAGAGAGGAAGTGTTTTTTTCATGGTTATATTAACCATGTTCAGATTTACTACTGTGAAATTATATTCACCCCAAAAATCAAACTGTCCGGAAGTGTCAAATATTTTGGCAATGTCTTTACGGTTGGCATTCATTCTGTTTATAACTGGTGAAATATGTTCAGGATTAGACCTATTAGATAAGTATTCCTGGATTAACTGTAGATACATAAAATCTAACAGGTCTTCAATCACGTCTGTTTTAAATGAAAAATTACTTGCGAGACTGAATAGGTTGGAGCGCTCGGTATCATTTTCAGAGTTGAAAATATTACCCCCTCTCAGCTTCCATTTAGATGCAACCGAATGAAACTCAAGGTCGGATATAAGCTCAGGATTATCCTTAAAAATTGGACTAAACAACTGATTAATAGTATCGCATTTAGGCTTATCTCCACTAAATAGATTTTGCCTGACTTTTTTCTTCAGTATGTTACGCATAAACTCAAGAGGATCGTCAGCAGTCATCACTTTCTTGCGAAACTCAAGCACTCGCTTCAGGAAAGGTTTCTGTGTTTTGTCTGTTGCATCGGTAAGAACGGAGAGCATGTCATGCTCAAGCAAAACTTCTCTAGGTAGAGGAAGTTTGTTACCACTTGTATTATGTGTGTTGAGATTATAAACCGTCTTCTCATCAGTAATACAGTGTTGGGCTGTATATTCTCCATTAAAATCAAATAGTATAAATTTACATCTCTCTCTAAAATGATCAGCGAGAATATTTTTTACTTGGGAAATTCCCGCTTTGTATAGTGCGGCTAGAGTGTTTGACTTTCCGCTACCAGTATTGCCGAAAATAGCAATGTGGGAATTAATGAGGCCATTGATCGGTAGTGCGATTTCAATATCCTCAAGATCTGTGCGAGTAAACCTCATTACAGTTTCGTCTGCATCAGCTATCTGATGAACCGTCTGTATCATCTCTTCTGTCACAACGAAAGCTTCATTGCCTATAAGGGGCAGTTCACGTGAACCACCAATGAAGCACCCAGAGCGATCAATATAACCTGTCAGAGTCGATGTCAGGTATCGCCGATAGCGCCAAGTATCACTTCCGCTCCCGCTGAGATGCTTTTCCTCAATGACTCGTTCTGCTTCAACCTTGCCAATCAGGCTTGTGAACCCTTTCTTTATTTCAATGAAGCTACCTACTGATACATTTCTTAGAACTTTACCTTGATAAAATAAGTCGCTGAGATTTTTGTTTTTATCTACTAAAATAGTAACAGTGCGTCCAGAAACCTCGCAGACCTCACCTACACGGAGTACTGCTTCTTCATCAGTAAAATGTCTGCTCATCTCGCTCCTCTCAGATAGCATGTGATAATGGTATTCATGACAGGGAAATCAATATTTCCTCCCGGGCGATAAATGATTTCTACATTAGAGTAATCTCGGAATTTTTCCATAAATCCGGTAATGCTGGCCTCATTGAAAGCAAAGATTAGCAGCTTTAGGGTTGCGTTGCGTAAGGCTTTTTTAGTTATTGTTTCAAGGTGTTCATCAGCAAATGAGAACCCAAAGATAATCAGTAGAGTGGCCTCTTTATCCAGTTCGTTGGAATATGTTCTCAGTAAATCATAGTAAACGTTCTGTAGTAGAGTCTCTTTAAACTTCTCCTTGCGTGGAAGAATAAGTGTATGAGCGAGTACCCATTCTTTCTTTTCGAGTGAGGACGAGAAATTAACTGGTTTTATATCAGGAATGTTATAAATAATCTTTCCTTTATGATGTTTCCAAGAAAGTGAGCCATGAAGTTTTATAAGGTTAACGGTAGGGATCTCAACTTTATAATTATACAAATTCCCTATTGCACTTACAGAATGGTTAAAGCTACCCGCATCGAACTCCTCATCTCCTAAGATATTTGATCTTTTATTGAATCCATCATTAAACAGAATGTTGTTATTCCGCGTGGCAGCCTCTTCAATGAATAAATCATAATTTGTTGTGAAAATATTAATGCGCCTTGGAAGTAGGCCAGTACGGCGGCGAGTCAATATCTTTTCCAGCGAAGAGATGAATGCATCATAATTTGCTTGGGTATGTTGTAAATTGGAAATAACCTGAGGGGGAAAAGGGGTGCCGTAGCCTCGATCCATCATGCATTCATGCGGAAACCAGACCTCTGACAAAAAATCAGCGGCCAAACTGAAGTATTCCTCTTCCTGCTCATTATTAATAAACTGCTGAAGATCCGTCTCGATCGTCCCTAGTACTTTAATCGCAGGTAGAGATGCTCCTGATCCGATAAGAAAGTTAATGTTGGCTGACTGAAATATCCGTTCAAAGTAGTCTAGATCACTATCGTTTCCGTAGTAGGCGCGTTTGACTGCCATTTTATCCTTCCATAAAACATTGGATTTATCTGTAGGTTATTTCATCTTAACGCTGATCTCAATACTTTGACATCACTTCTTTTGGTAATGGGTATGATCTCTGTCTAATTAAACATACGATCGGGAATTGAACTCTTATGTAACAAATTTTCTAACTATTCTCAGAAATATAAATGCTGAAATATGCTAATAAAGTTGCAGGGTCCGCTCTTCACTCTTAGCTGACATTTAGTTACCTATAGTGATAGCTGATTTCGCTTATAATTATCCATTAGATGCAAGAATACTGGCTCTAATAATGTCAGATACTGCTTGTCCGACTTCGCTCTCTTCACGTGCCCACTTGAGGATTTCTCCTCGCTCATTCAGCTCTACACCTTCATGCGCTAACACGCTGCGTAATATGTCTAATTGCCGCTGGTTTAACGTGATACCTCGTGCTTCCATGTTTAGCAAGGTATCACCTCGATCTGAGATCTTGTAACTACCATCACTGATTTGCTGAATGAAAGCACCGACATGTTCCCCATCATTACCGTAGGTAAATGGGCTGATGATTCGTAGTAGTCCCTCACCGATGGGAAAACATTCGAAGCCAACCTTTGAGATTATCGTTGAGCACCTCATTGTCACGATACCCTATACAATGCCCAGCGAGCCAAGCAGCAGTTATCCCAGCTGGGTTGTGGCGGTTGTCGCTTGCCAGCGCACAGTACGATCACATCGACTCGATGCGACTCGCGCTTGCTGGCGATTTCTGCCCGGTTTAGGGCAGGGCAGTGCGCTAATTTTAAACCTAGCGCATGGTAGATCCGGGATTCAAGTAACCCGCGTTGTATGGCCTGAGCTTTGCGGCGTTCGTGGCGGCGTTGGCGTGCGTTTGGATGTGCCGGATTGACGGAATTTCCCCTGATAATCGTGGCCATAATCCCTCCTGGATAAATGACACTTGCGATAATGGATCGCGCTAACTTGAGTGGTGTGAGGGAGACGGCATGATCCATACACCCCAATGTTATCGAGAGCGGAGTCAGTGGGCGGTGCGTTGTCGGCACCTTCCGTAGAGCTGGAGGCTCGTTGGTTAAAGAGCATGGAATAAATTTAAGGCGGCTTAAAATAAAATCAAGCTTTTTCTGAAGATAATTTAGTAAAAATGGCGAGTGATTATTAAGTTAATTTAATTTGGCTTTAAGTATTTATATCCCTTATCAATCAAGGGATTGTGATCCGGGCTTCGACAACAACGCCGATGATTTCATAATTATCGTTTATCTCAACCATGGAATACATCGTGTTTAAAGGTTTGAGGTATTTCTTACCAACGTCGAGGATATACCGTTTGAAGATAGCCTCATCGTCAGAGAGGGAAGCGGCGACCACAAGTTTCCCATTCGTTGGGTTTCTATCTGGATCGACGAGGATAGCGGTACCTTCGGGAATGCTAAGGCCCGCTGTGGCTGTCATGCTGTCGCCTTCTACCGTTAACCAGAATGAAGCGGCTGAGCAGTCAACTGTCGTGGAGTACCAATGCTCAGCCTTCTCTCGTGTATAGGAGCGAATGGCGAGGCTTCCGTGATTGACTAGCGTCCAACTGAGTAGGGGATACTTTCCCTTGGGGTGTAGCGCGACAGGAATAGCGAGAGGTGTGTCGGCAGGGGTACCATTGACTAAGTATTCTGCCGGGCATAACAACTCCCGAGCGAGCGCCAATAGCGCATCCCCTCTTGGTGCGGTTTCATCCCGTTCCCATTGGGAGATGGCAACGTTAGATACGCCGACAGCCTTGCTGAGCGTAACCTGGCTGAGCTTCAGCTCTTTCCTCCGCTTTAGGATGCGGGAACCCATTGTAGTCATCGTCATGTTAAGCGATCTTAAACGTTATTGACTGAAGATTCCTTATAGCTTATAAGTGAAGAAAACTTTAATATGGAGGCACCACAGATGCTGAAGCAGACCGTGGTGAAGCACTTCGGTAGCCAGCGTGCTGTGGCCCAGGCGCTCCAAGTGAGCGACTCGGCTGTCTCTCAGTGGAAGACATTGATTCCAGAGAGAGCGGCATTGAAGCTGCATAGAATAACAGCTGGGAAGCTGAAGTATTCACCTTGTTTTTACCAAAAGTCTTCTTGATTCACCGCATCACCGCTCTTTAACCAACGAGCCACCCGGCTCTATGGAAGCCGCCGACAACGCGGATACCAACACCGAATAACCAATCTCTATTGGCTGTGGCTTTGCCACGCCTATCAAACACTGGCGCCATCAGGGCACTTAGCCTATTGGCGTGACCACCCGGGGGAAAACCCATGGGAGACATCAAAGATGCCGTAAAGGCGATGTGTGAATCTATGCCTGGCGGGCGAGCGGCGATGGCCGGCGCGCTGGGAATGTCACCAACGAGCTTTAACAATCGGTTATATGAGAAAAACGGCTGCAAGTTCTTCGATCGCCATGACTTAGAGGCGATGGAGGATCTATCGAACACCCACCATTTAGCGGACTACTTTGCGGCGCGTCGCGGCCGCATCACGGTACGCGTGCAATCGCGCGACGAGTTAGATCCCGTCGAACTGTTTACTCTGGCGACGCTGACGGCGGCGCATAAGGGGCAGGTTGATCTTGCGATTCAGCACTCCATCAGCGACGGCATTATCAACTCATCTGAAGAGCGGGACATCCTTGCGCTGCACAGCCAGTACGTGGCGGCACGCGATGCATATGTCCGCGCAATTATCGCCCTGCATAAGGCGTAGTAGCAGCGGCGATCCTGTCACGGAGGATTAGCCATGCACACACCAACTGCCGGACTACTCCGGCTACGTTGCCGCGTTCTGCCCGAGCGCGAGGATTACCGCTATGAAGTGAATGTACTGGGGCGCTGGTGGCCCTGCAACTACACGTTAGCTCGCTGGACGGTAGAGTACTGCCGTCAAGGGTGGGGAGGTATGTGATGCGCATACCTAAGCAGGGAAGCTATTACCAAGATCGCAATGGCGTGGTGGTTCGCATCACAGGTTATGAAAGGGAAAGCCAGCGGGTTCTCTACCGTCGTCCTGGCTATGAGTGGGGTTGTGCATCACCGCTGGTGGTGTTTAACGCCAAGTTCAGGAGGTACCAGGGATGAGCAGCTTGATTCAGATATTGGATCGCCCCATCGCCTATAACCCAGCGCTGGCGAAACTGAGGGCAGGGAAGGTCAAGGCGGGCCCGGTTGCGGCCGTATTTCTCTCCCAGATGATCTACTGGCATAACCGTATGGGTGGCGAATGGATGTATAAGACCCAGGCGGATATTACGACTGAAACCGCGTTAACTCGCGATGAGCAGGAAACCGCTCGTAAGCGTTTAGTTGCGCTAGGTGTGCTGGATGAAGCGCGCCGTGGCGTTCCTGCGACCTTGCATTACCGTATCAATGTAGCACGCCTTGAGGCGTTGCTATTGGAAGCGGCCACACCCGGGGCAACGCCTGCGCCGACAGCTAAAACCAGAACGAGGGATATTCAAAATAGCGAACCCTCGCAACCCGGCCCGGCACACTCCGAGCAATCCAGAATGGTGCAATCCCAGAATGTGGAAACCCCGCAATCTAGATCGGTGCATTCCCACAATCTGGAAACCCCACAATCTAGATCGGTGCAATCCCCCCAACAAGTCTGCGGGGATCCCGCAAACTTTCATACAGGAGATTACACAGAGAATACACAAGAGAATAAAAAACCTTCTTGTCCGGACGCAGCGCAACCGGACGAGCCTGACAGCGATCATGATTTTTTGTCTCGCCATCCAGAGGCGGTGGTGTTCAGTGCCAAGAAGCGCCTGTGGGGCAGGCAGGAGGATCTGACCTGCGCCGAGTGGATTTGGGGGCGTATCGTCCGGCTGTACGAGCTGGCCGCCGAGGATGACGGGGAGGTCGTCAGGCCGAAGGCGCCCAACTGGACGGTTTGGGCCAACGAGGTGCGCTTGATGTGCCATCAAGATGGGCGTACTCACCGCCAGATTTGCGAGCTGTTTGGCCGAGTAAACCGTGATCCGTTCTGGTGTCGCAACGTACTGAGCCCGGCGAAGCTGCGCGAAAAATGGGATGAGCTGGTGATCCGCCTGGGGGCACCGGGAGCGGGTGTGCAGGATCGCTCACTGAAAACCCTGCTGGGGGCAGACTGGAACACGGAGCAGGGATGGGAGAACGTGCTATGAAAAATCTGGTTTCTGCCGTACAGCGCCGGGATGCAGCCGCACTGTCCCGCCTGGCGGGTCAGCCCCTTCAGGCGCGGGTGGTGAACGGTAACGCTGAAAAGCTGGTGGATGTGCTGTTTGAAAATCTACTGCTGCTGTTCCCGGCGTCGCGTAATACGGTGTTTGCCGCACCGGATGAGGTGGCGGCGATGAAGCGCCAGTGGATCACGGCGTTCGCGGAAGGGGGGATTACGACGCTGGAGCAGGTCAAGGCCGGTGTCAGCATGGCCCGCCAGCACGGTGGGGATTTCTGGCCCTCCTGCGGGCGCTTCATGGAATGGTGTCGTGAGGGTGTACGGAGTGCGGGTGGATTGCCCTCTGACGATGAGGTGTTGGCTGAGTTCCACCGTTATGCCCGCGATAAGGCCCGCTTCGCCTCTCCGGAGGCGTTCGACTGGGCACACCCGGTGATGTACTGGGTGGTGCTGGATGTGCGCCAGCGCATGTACCGTTACAACTACACCGAGGCCGAGGTACTGCGGGCGATCAAGGCGCAGATGCAACGTTGGGAACGGAATATCCGTGCTGGCCAGCGTATCCCGACACCGGTGAAGCAGCTGGTGCATGTGCAGCGTCCACCCGCGATAGCCGATCAGCTTGATCCCACCGGGGGGGCCGGATTTTATCAGGCCGGTGTGGCGTTTCTGGAGCAGATCCGCCAGCGGTTACGGGGAGGTGAGCATGAGGGGTAAGCCCATCGTATGGCGTCACCACAACTTGCGCCAGATCCAGGAGCATATGCTCAATGCCGAACGGTGCGAGCAGCGAGGCTTATGGCGTCGCGCCGGCCATGAGTGGATGCAGGTTATCGAGCATTGCACCGATGACGTGCTGGTGGAGCACGCTGTCCAGCAGCGTAATTACTGCGCACAGATGGGGGCGTTCGGGAGCGCAAGCATCGATCCGCGAATGGTGGCGGCTAACCGGTGCGACGAGCCTTTGCAGGATGAGGGGTAGAGGGGGCGTATTGCAATTATATGATTTGTAATTAAAGTATCATAAATTGAAATTGGTTTTATCCGCGATGCCGGGGGTATAGTCCGCTCAGGTGCTGAACACACCTCAGCAAGATGAATCCGCACCCGACAGTTATGCGGATTTTTTGTGTCCATACTTTCAGATATGGCCGGGTAGCGAGCAGACCATACAACACCCGCAAGGGGAAAACTGCTGGCCGTCTTGCTGCGGTGTTCAAGTGCCCGACCGCCCTGCTGAACACAGGGTAAATCTGAACGAAACAGCAAGGACACAGAAAAATGACCCATCAGCTTTCTGTACATACCCCCAGTGTCGTCATCCGAAACCACCGCCCCATCACTACGTCCATTGCGGTGGCCGAGTTCTTTGGCAAGCAGCACAAGAACGTTATCCAGAAGATTGAAACGCTGGATTGCTCCCCTGAGTTTAACGGGCTGAATTTTCAGCCCGTTAAATACACCGATGCTAAAGGTGAAACTCGCCCAGCCTACGAGATGACCAAAGATGGTTTCGTCTTTCTGGTCATGGGCTTTACCGGTAAGAAGGCTGCCGCATTCAAAGAGGCGTACATCGCCGAGTTCAACCGCATGGAGGCGATGCTTCGTCAGCCTCATTCGCTCCCTACTGTCCATCTGACTATCGAGCAGCAGGGCGCGATCAAGGCGTTGGTCAAATCTCGGGTCGATGCCTTGCCACAGAGTAAACGCGCTAAGGCGGCCATCAGTCTGTGGTCGGCGCTCAAGTCGCACTTCGGTGTAAGCTACAAGGCGATCGCTGCTGATCAGTTCACCGATGCGCTCTCTCTGGTTGCTCGACTAACGTTGGATGGGGAGGCGCTGGTGCCGCTCACCAATCGCTCCCGCTACCATTTCCCTCTGGAGTGCGCCGACCCACATGATCGTGGCTTGGCCAATGCTTGGATGACGCCGCGCGTTATTCTGGATATTCGTAATCGAGCTCCGGAACTAGAGCTGCTTGAGGCACTGGAGCAGGATGGCCATGACATTACCGGCGCCAAGATCCGCATCCATGCCATGTATGACATCACAGGACAGTTTGTGGCGATGCAGAAAGAGTTGGCTACGGTACGCAGCTATCTCTCAACGCTGAACGATCTGCTTAAAGGGCGCAGTGAGGAGCGTGGCTTGAATGTCTGCTTTGCCGGGCCAAATAAGGGCCGTCTGTTTGGTGGCTTTCGGGAACGAGGCTTTACGAGATAGTGATAAGGTGTGGGCGAGGGAAAGCCCACACCTTCAATTTATCGAGGTTAATATGGTTGAGGGAATCATTATGCTGGTGGGCGACGAAGCGCCACTCGCCGGGTGTATGCGGCGGCCCAAGCTGCTGCGCTGGGAGAGTAGTAAATACACGCGCTGGGTGAAGACACAGCCGTGTTGCGGGTGCGGAAACCCTGCCGATGACCCACATCACATCATCAATTCGGGATTGGGGTTGGGCGGCATAGGAACTAAGACGCATGATTTGTTCGTGATCCCACTGTGCCGGCGGTGCCATGACGAGTTACATCGTGATGTGGGTGGCTGGGAGCAGAGGAACGGCAGCCAGTTGGTGTTGTTGGTGCAATTCCTGAATCGGGCGTTGGGGATAGGAGCCATTATAAAAGCGTAAGGTGTGGGGTGAGTGGATGAGTGATATGTACGGATGATGAGGCCCCCGTTATTAATATACGTGACTATTTTTATATTGTTTTAGAGGGAGCACTTACGCAAAGTACGTAAACAAGATAAAAATGAGAACCGCGTAGACATATTGATATCTGAGGGGGTGGCGGCATGTTGTTATTGGCTATACGGCATACGTTTCTGCCTGCGTATCATAGTGTATCTATATGGTCATGGCTAACGACTTCATGTAATATACTGAAAATTCAACGTGCAGATGGTGCTATATGGCAAGTGGTAGCTATGGGTTAAACCTTGAAGAGATTGGGCAATCTGTCCGTAATAATCTTCAATTAATCATAGAAAGTCAGGGATTACCACTTGCTGTTGGTCCATTGACTGATGAAGATTTTCGTATACTGTCTGGTGGGTTTGGGGAGTTGGAGTGGGATTATGCACTAACTAAGTATGGAAACGACCCGAATAAATTTGAATTTTGTATTAAGTTAGTTAAGCAAGTCACGGAAACTGTCCCATCAGGTGTTGCGCTATGTGTTTATGGCATTGATGATCGGGTGTTCCGCATTCATATGATTGAGCGATTTTGTCGCGATGATGAATCTCATCCGTTGAAAGGGCGAATGGTTGCATTAGCAATAATGGCGGCATTTATATTTTGTAAAGCTGTCGATGCTATAGATGTATTCATCATGGAGCCTGTCGCGGAGCTAGTAGATTACTACCATTCATTTGGATTTGTTGAGCATGAATCCTGCTCCTATGTGTTGCGTGCATCTGTTGACGATCTTGTGTCTGCGTTCGAGATGTTTGCCCAAAAATGAGTGTACTCATGGTACAGAAGTGCTACGATAACCATCCGTTTGACGCACTCGTCATCGACCGTCGTCAACACTCATCAACGTTCCTCCGTTGTTAGTAGATCTGGTCAACATGAACTAAGCTCATCAGTAGATGTCACAGTACATGAGCTGAAGAAGTGGTGTATAGGGGTAGTTAACATGAAAAAACAAGTAGCTAAATCAGAGGTGAGGTTTGACACTCAGAAGGCGTTTGCTGGTATGGGTGCGGCTGTTGAACTTTTGATGCGTGCTGCCCCAAATGTTCTCGAGCATAAGGTTTCCGGTCCTGAGAAGCAGGGGAAAGCTCGTATGCGTAAAGCCGCAGCATAAAATCCTACCTTTTTTATAAAAGCCTCGCTCGATGCGGGGCTTTTGTATTCTACCGACAACCCTGGCAAATGCCGGGGTTTTTTCTATCCAAATTTCCCCAGCGCGGGGTAATGAGATGGCATATGCACCATAACCCAGGAAGTTGGTTGGAGTGGAAGGAGTTGTTGTGGGGCTGGTGGCAAGGGGAGACCCCGGTAGGCGGCGTATTACTGGCCATTCTGACGGCGGCTGTCCGGGTGACCTACCTGGGCGGCGGCTGGAAGCAAACGGCGTTAGAGGGAGTGTTATGTGGTGCCCTGACGCTGACCGTGGTGGCGACGCTGGACTATTTCAACTTGCCGAAGTCACTGACTCCGGCCATCGGCGGAGCCATTGGCTTTATCGGCGTGCAGCAGGTACAGCATTTTGCCTTGTACATCTTGCACCGCAAGCTGGGACTACCGACAGACAAGGAGCGGTAATTATGGCACTCACCAAGGATCAAATTTTTGATGCCTTATTGGGGCGTGAAGGGGGTTACGTCGATCACCCTCACGACAAAGGCGGGCCGACCAAGTGGGGGATCACGGAGAAGGTGGCTCGGGCCCACGGCTATACCGGCGATATGCGCAATCTGACGCGGGCGCAGGCGCTGAAAATCTATGAAAGCGACTACTGGTCGGGACCCCGTTTTGACCAGGTGGCGGACCTCTCTGCGCGGGTGGCTGCCGAACTGTGCGATACCGGCGTCAACATGGGGCCGTCGGTGCCCAGTAAGTGGCTACAGCGCTGGCTGACCGCCTTTAACGATGGCGAACGCTTGTATCCAGATATCAGTGCCGATGGGGTGATTGGGCCACGGACATTGTCGGCGCTGCGTACCTACCTGGATGCCCGAGGAGAAGAGGGTGAACAGGTGCTGTTACGGGCGCTCAATTGTAGCCAGGGTGATCGTTATCTGGCGCTGGCCGAGCAGCGGGTGCAGAACGAGTCGTTTCTGTATGGCTGGGTTCGGGAGTGGGTGACGCTGTCTTAGCACAAACTGAATGTAGGCGATCGGTTGTGAGCCTACTTGGAGAGTTGCCAATGGGTGTGTGATCAAGTGCAGGGGTGTCATTTTTTGGAGGATTCATCTAAATATGTCGATAAGTGGTGAGTGATATGAAACAGCTAACTGTTACCATAAAGGGACTTGTTCAATATGATGGTGATGCGGCAGTCGAGGCCGCTGTGAACTTTACGATTTATAATGGTGATACCGTATTGGTATCTGATGGCATTATAGGTAAGTCGTTATCTCCATACTCGCGACGCTATGTCGTAGGTGATATTGATGGCGATATTAAGGTTGTGCATGACCGACCCGATCTCCACGGGCTAGAAGTGAGTGCGGCATTGTCATAAGATGACTCCGGGTACCCAAAGGAGATGATCTTATATTTGTTGAGCCAACTCTTAAGCAAGACCCTGATAATGCAGGTTGTGTATTAGGTTGGGCCGTTCTTTGCCCTAAGCCGTGGCATCTTTTTGGTATGTATGGTTCGAAGGGTGAGGCGGATATTAATGCTGCACAGCAAGGCGATAAATATGTGGTTAAATATGGATCGCATTGTATAGGCACTGATGATTTTATTTCCGTTGAAATAAGTTAGTCGATAATAGATAGCGAGCCCTGGTTATATTCTGGGACTTTGTCGCATCTGCATGCCGTAACCCATAGAAGGCCGAACTCTTGGTGAACCATCTGATCCAATTCAAGATATGTGATCTGGGCGAATTCCCTGACGGAGATCTCGTATAAATTCGAGATAGTTCATTATGTTAAGCAATATCTGGAAGCCACTGGCGATCATCTCGCTGGTGGCTTTGCTTTTATGGGGCGTCTCGACCTGGCGCTATGCGGCAGGGTACGCCGCCGGTAAGCGACAGGCTGAGCAGGCGTGGCAGCTTAAGTGGGAGACGCGCAACCGGGATGAGGAGAGCGCCAGGGCAAATCGGGAGCGGGGCGAACGGGCTGAAGAGCAACGTCGCTGGCAGGCCATGATTAAGGTGAAACAGAATGCGGATCAACAACTGGAACAGATTAAAGCCGATGCTGCTCGCTCTACCGCTGATGTTGAGCGCCTGCGGCGTACGCTTTCTCAATTGCGGCAGCAGTTGGCAGACCGTTCCCCCTGCCGAGTTTCCACCGCTGGTGGAGCCAGCCCGGCAAGCGCCGCTGCCGGATTTCTGTTTGCCGACGTGCTCGGCGAATCTCTCCAACGCAATGCAGCGTTGGCAGCCTATGCTGACCGGGCCCGAGCCGCCGGCCTGGCCTGTGAGCGGCTCTATGATGCCGTGACGCAGTCGCGGGCGCAGTGAAAGGGAGTGTAGCCCTTTTGCTTAGACTCATGATGACAAGGAGCTGACCATGAGATACCCAACTGTTTTAGTCAATGGCATCGCCGTCCGTGTGGATGAGGGGGGACGCTACTCGCTGAATGATCTTCATGCCGCCGCGGTGGTGAATGGCGAGGCAACTGAGCAGCAAAGGCCAAGTCAGTTTTTACGTAGTGCGCAGATCAAGCGCTTTGTCAAAGCGCTTAAAGCCAGAGTGCAAAAAAGCACTCTGGAACAAAATCAACCAATTAGAGTAATCAGTGGTGGTGATGAGCCTGGCGTATGGGGTATTGAGTTACTGGCAATTCGCTATGCTGCGTGGATTAAGCCAGAGTTTGAGATTGAGGTCTATGAGGTGTTCAGGGCAATGCTGCGTTTTGGCATTCACTCTATGTCCCATTTGAATAGACTCGATCATGCTATCCAAGCGGAAACTCGGGAGATAAGCCGCTGTGCCAGCAAAATGGCCAGATGGGGATCGGGTGGCCGCAAACAGTTATTGAATACGGCCCGGGATAAGATGGTGAGTGAGATACAGATGTATTTGCCAGGGGTTGAGCTATAACGCATCCGATTATGATTTTAAACAGAGTGAACAGTTCTTGACCTCTTCACATTCCCAACGCGCCGCATAAGCAATTAGCTCCTCTCGCTTGTCTGAGGTCACTTTCAAGTATTTGCCGTTAGTGAAGCACCCAGTTCGACGATTCGTATAGGTTGAAATCGTTTTACAAGAGGGGTGATGAATTCGGGCAAATCGCTCTGGTTGTGAACCGTCTTTCCTTGCGTTCATGACATATCCATTGGGATGCTGAATACACCAGGAAAGATAATCACACTCAGTGCTTAATTGTTGCTTATCCTCTTCAGAAAAAACCCAGCAGGACATAAGACACTCCTCGTGTTAGAGAGAAACGCGTTGCGAACCAATCTAGAGCAAAATGAGTTACTGGAATAGCTAATTTACGGGTCCTTTCCCCCCAAAATTGCTCCCCACGGGGCGGGGGGCGCGGGAAACGGCGCATTTTTTCGATCCTATAGTCATCATCATCATAGGGTTAACCTACTGATTTTTAATAAGCCGACCGTCAAATGATGTCGGTTTGTCCCTTTACTTATTCCATTCAGGAGAGCATTTACACGAATTTACAATAGGAGGCGCGGTGGATAATGAGCTGAAGAACCTCAAGCTCAACATCAATCAGCTGGCGGCTATCTCTCAGACTCATCGTCAAACCATCGTCTCCCGTCTTCATCACGTTCCGCTAGCACCGGGTAGTCATGCTAAGAACAAGCTGTATTACCTGACCGATGTGATCGCTGAGCTAATCAAAACAACCCCGTCCGTCCCCGCTGAACAGAACCCTAAATTGATGACGCCTCGAGAGCGTAAGGACTGGTATGACTCCGAGAAGTCGCGGGTCTGGCTGGAGAAGGAGCTGCGTAACCTGATCCCGGCTCATGAGGTGATCAGCGTGTATGCCGGCATGGTAAAGGCGGTGGTGCAGATGCTGGAAACCCTGCCGGATCGGTTAGAGCGTGATGCCGCCTTGCCAGCGCTCGCGGTGGCGCAGGCTCAGACGATCATCGATGCGCTGCGTGATGAGTTAGAGCAGCAAACCTATCAATCCTGTAGCGCGCTCTATGAACAAGGGGAGGAGGTTGACGATGGCGATGACGATGATGAGGAGGGGAACTGAACAGGCTTCCGCTCGGCGGATTGGGCAGGATATCTCCGCGCTGTTCCGTCCCCCTCGTCGGATGGCGGTGGCGGAGGCGGTAAAGCGTTATCTCCGCGTTCCGGTAGGCGCTGGCAGCTCGTTGCCGTGGGAGGCAGAGCTGACGCCTTACATGCTGGAGCCAATGAATTGCCTGTCCCTGCGTGAGTTTGACGCGGTGATCTTCGCCGGGCCCTCGCGAACGGGGAAAACGCTGGGGTTACTGGATGGCTGGATTGTTTACGGTATTGTCTGCGATCCGGGCGATATGCTGGTGGTGCAGATGACGGAGGGAAAGGCCCGCGAACACTCTAAGACTCGCTTGGCGCGTATCTTCCACCATAGCCTGGCGGTTAGACGCCGCCTCAGCCCGATACGCAACGACAACAACGTCCACGATAAGATCTTTAGTGACGGCACCTTTCTGAAAATCGGCTGGCCCTCGATCAATATTTTCTCCTCCTCTGACTATAAGCGCGTCGCGCTGACGGATTACGACCGCTATCCGGAGAACATCGATGGCGAAGGGGACAGCTTCGCGTTGGCCTCCAAGCGTACCACCACCTTCATGTCCGCCGGAATGACGCTGGTAGAAAGCTCGCCGGGGCGGGAAGTCATCAACCCGAAATGGCGTCGAACCACGCCACACGAAGCGCCACCGACGACCGGCATCCTGGCGCTCTATAACCGCGGCGATCGACGCCGCTGGTACTGGCCCTGTCCGCACTGCGGCGAGTATTTCCAGCCGGCGATGGAGAACATGACGGGATATCGCGATCAGGCCGACCTGATGCAGGCTAGCGAGGCCGCGCATCTCCAATGTCCATCCTGTGCAGGCGTGATCCTCGCCGAACAGAAACGTCTGCTGAATAACCGGGGTGTCTGGTTGCGTGACGGCGAGCGTATCGACTCCCATGGTCAGCGTAGCGGCACACCACGTCGGTCACGTATCGCCTCTTTCTGGTTGGAGGGGCCAGCGGCCGCGTATCAGAGCTGGCCGCAACTGGTCAACAAGTTGTTGAGCGCCGAACAGGAATATGAAACCACCGGCAGTGAAGAGACGCTGCGTACGGTGATCAACACCGACTGGGGATTGCCGTACCAGTCCCGGCTGGCTCAGGGGAGCCAGAATAGCGAGGGCTTGATGGCGCGCGCCGAAGCGTGGACGAAGCGCACTATCCCGCCCGGTGTCCGTTTCCTGGTGGCGGCCGTCGACGTTCAGGGGGGCAAAAACGCCCGCTTTGTGGTGCAGGTGGTGGGGTATGGCAGCCAAGGTGAACGTTGGATCATCGATCGCTATAACATCCGTCACTCCGCGCGCGCCGATGGACAAGGAGAGAGCCTGCCCGTCAACCCCGCCGCCAACCCCGAGGACTGGCAGCTGCTGCGCAGCGATGTACTGGAGAAAAGCTATCCCCTCGATAGCGAGGGGACGCGACGGTTACCGATCTTGGCGATGGCAGTCGATTCCGGAGGCGAAGACGGCGTCACCGATAACGCCTATGCCTTCTGGCGCGCCTGCCGTCGCGATGGCGTGGGCGGCCAGGTCTATCTGTTTAAGGGGGATGGATTAGCGCGCACTAAGCTGATCAGCAAAACCTATCCCGACAACACCGAACGCAGCGATCGCCGGGCACGAGCTCGAGGCGAGGTCCCGCTGTATCTCTTGCAGACCAATCAACTGAAAGATCGCATCGCTAGCGCACTGGCGCGAGAAACGCCGGGGCCGAGCTACGTGCATTTTCCTGATTGGCTCGGCGCATGGTTTTACGAGGAGCTGACCTATGAAGAACGTGGTGCTGATGGCAAATGGCGCAAGCCGGGGAAAGGCGCTAACGAGGCATTCGACCTGTTGTGTTATGCCCATGCGTTGGCACTCCTACGCGGTTATGAGCGCATCAATTGGGCGAGCCCGCCCCGCTGGGCGCGGTTACCGCAGAATGCGCCGGAAACACTCACACCGACGCCACACCCGGCGTCAGCCATAACATCACCACGCCAGAAACCGATCCCATGGGGCGGCCAATCAGGAGGAGGATGGCTATGAGCCAGACACAACGCGCGATCTTACAAGCCCTGTATGACGACTATGTACAGGCTGAACATGCCGTACTCAAGGGACGGTCGATCACCCTCAACGGCCAATCGATGACGATGGAGAACCTGGCCGAAATCCGCAAGGGGCGGGAGCAGCTAGCCCGGCAGTTGCAGGACTTGACGGGACGGCGCCCCCTCTACCGCACGGCGAGGTTTTCATGAACCTACTCGATGAGGTGATAGGGTTTCTCTCGCCAGCCTGGAAGCTATCCCGTTTGAGCGCGCGCTACGCCATTCGCGCCTTCGAAGCCGTCACACCGACGGGAACTCACCGTGCCCGACGAGAAGGGCGCAGTGCCGATCAACTGGTGCAGTTTGCTGGGCGTTCTCTGCGTGAACAGGCCCGCTGGCTCGACAATAACCATGACTTGGTCATCGGCGCCCTGGACAAGTTGGAGGAGCGCATCATCGGCGCCCGCGGCATCGTCGTCGAACCGCAACCCCTTACACGAACCGGCGAACTGGACCAACCTTTAGCCGAACAGATCCGCCAAGCGTGGTCCGAATGGTCGGTCAGCCCAGATGTCAGTGGCCAATACACCCGTCCGGTGCTGGAGCGCTTACTGCTCCGTACCTGGCTACGCGATGGCGAAGTCTTCGCGCAATTGGTCATGGGGGCGGCGCCCGGCTTGACACCGGTTGCTGGCATTCCCTTCTGGTTGGAGGCGCTAGAGCCTGACTATGTGCCGCTGGACTACAACGAGCCGGCGCAGGGCATTGTGCAGGGGATCCGCTTCAATGCCTGGATGCGGCCACTGGCGTATCGTGTGTTTCTGCATTATCCCCGCGGTGCGGGCGGTCTGACGGCAAGCAAACAGATCGACGCCGCGCGCATGCTACACCTCAAGTTCACCCGACGGCTGCATCAAGTGCGAGGTGTCTCGCTGTTGTCTGGGGTCATCATGCGCCTTTCCGGTCTCAAGGAGTACGAAGACAACGAACTGCTGGCGGCACGCATCGCGGCCTCGCTGGGAATGTATATCCAGCGCGGGGAGGGGATAGACTACGATCCGAGCAGCTATAGCACCGAGATGTCGCGTGACCTTCAGCTGACCCCGGGAATGGTCTTCGATGGCCTCCGCCCCGGAGAGAAGATCGGCCTGATTAAATCCGAGCGTCCCAACCCCAACCTGGAATCGTTTCGCATGGGACAGATGCGGGCGATCGCGGCCGGGAGCCGCAGCAGCTTTTCCTCCATCGCTCGCAACTATGACGGCAGTTACAGCGCCCAGCGCCAAGAGCTGGTGGAGGCCCAAGAGGGCTACACCGTCCTACAAAACACCTTCATCGCGGCGATCAGCCGCCCCTTGTACCGCCGCTGGCTGGCAATGGCGCTGGCCAGTGGGGTGATCCGGCCCGATCCATACAGTGACCCCGCGACCTTGAATAACGCCGTCTACAGCGGGCCGGTCATGCCGTGGATCGACCCGCAGAAAGAGGCCAATGCCTGGCGCGTGATGATCCGTGGCGGCTCGGCAACGGAAAGCGATTGGGTCCGTGCCCGTGGCGGCACCCCCGCCGAAGTGAAACGCCGCCGTAAGGCGGAAGTAGACGAAAACCACAAGCTGGGTTTGGTCTTCGACACCGATCCGGCCAACGACAAAGGAGGCTCCCCCGATGACAGACACGACACGCCATCCACCGAGGAACAGTTGCGCACCCGCCGGCGTTAAGGGCTGGTTCAGTATCTGCGCTACTGCACCCCGGACGGCGGAAATCCGCATCTACGATGAGATCGGCTTGTGGGGTATCTCCGCGCGCCAGTTCGCCGATGGTCTCACGGCCTTGGGTGAGGTCGATCGCATCGACCTACATATCCATTCGCCGGGCGGCGATGTCTTTGATGGTATCGCCATTTACAACCTGCTGAGTCACCACCCGGCAAGCAAGACGGTCTACATCGATGGCTTGGCGGCCAGCATGGCCTCGGTGATCGCCATGGTCGGGGATCCCATCATCATGCCGGAAAACGCCATGATGATGCTGCATAAACCTTGGGGGATTGCCGGCGGTGATGCCGATGACATCCGTGATTATGCCGACCTGCTGGACAAGCTAGAGACGGTACTGATCCCCGCCTACATGCAGAAATCTGGCCAGAGTCGCGAGGCGATCGCCGCCCTGTTAGAGCAGGAAACCTGGCTATCGGGTGCGGAGTGTGTCGAACAGGGTTTCGCCGACACCCTCGCCGCACCGCTGCAACGCATGGCCGCTCTTCAATCCCAACGTTTAGAGGAATTCGCGCATATGCCGAAGACAATTCGCAACATGGTAAGTCCGCCGCGCAACAGCGGCGAGATGCCCGCGTCCACCACCGCGCCGGACGAAGTACAGATCCGCGCCCAAGAGCGCGAGGCGCAGCGCCAGCGCGTCAACGCTATCCGCGAGTTGTTCGCGCTATTTGGTGAGCAACAAACCGAATTGATGATGCTCTGCATTGGTGATGTCGATTGTGGCATCGAGCAGGCGAAAGACCGTCTGTTAGCGGCCCTAGGCCAGAACGCCAGCGCGAGCAATGTCCTGGAGGCTCCGCAGAACCGCCCAGGCGGTCATGTCGGTAACGGCAACATCACGGGCGACGCCATTCGCCAGGCGTTGCTGGTCCGTGCCGGTTTTGAGGAGAGTCAGCGTGATAACCCCTACAACGGCATGACGCTGCGTGAGATGTCGCGTTGCTCGCTGACCGATCGGGGCGTGGGGATAGCGGGGCTCAATCCAATGCAGATGGTCGGGCTCTCTTTTACCCATAGCACCTCTGACTTCGGCAACATCCTGCTCGATGTGGCGCACAAATCCATCTTACAGGGCTGGGAGGAGGCGCCGGAGACCTTCGAACAGTGGACCCGCAAGGGCAGTCTCTCCGACTTCAAGGTTGCGCATCGCGTAGGGTTGGGCGGTTTCCCCTCACTGCGCCAAGTGCGTGAAGGGGCGGAGTTCAAGTATGTCACCTTGGATGATCACCAGGCGACGATCGCCCTGGCGACCTTCGGTGAGCTGTTCAGCGTGACCCGCCAGGCCATCATCAACGACGACTTGCATATGCTGACCGACGTACCGATGAAACTGGGGCGGGCGGCTAAGGCCACCATCGCCGATCTGGTGTATGCCATCCTGCTCAACAACCCGAAACTGTCGGCGGACGGCATCGTCCTGTTTGATAGCGCGAAACACGGCAACATCCTAAGCGGCGCGGCAATGGACGTCGCCAGCCTGGATAAGGCGCGCCAGTTAATGCGCCGGCAAAAGGAGGGGCAGCGTCATCTTAACATCCGTCCCGCCTTCGTCTTGGTCCCGACCGCATTAGAGGCCAGCGCCAACCAAGTGATCCGCTCAGCCAGCGTCAAGGGCGCCGAGGTGAATGCCGGGGTCATTAATCCGATCCAGAACTTCGCCAGCGTCATCGCCGAGCCGCGCCTAGACGATAGCAGCGTTACGACCTACTACCTGGCGGCCGCCAAGGGAAGCGACACCATCGAGGTTGCCTACCTCAACGGTGTGGATGTCCCTTATATCGATCAACAGGAGGGCTTCGAGGTGGATGGCATCACCAGTAAGGTGCGCATCGATGCCGGTGTTTCGCCCATCGATCATCGCGGTCTGGTGCGCTGCGACGCCTAACCGTCCATGAGGAATTTTGAGATATCCGGCCGCAGGCCGGTAGGAGAACCGTATGGCGAACAACTATCTGCAACGGGGCGGTACGATCGACATCGACGCTGGGGAGGCGGCCATTGCCAGCGGCGCGCTGGTAGCGCTGGGGGATATGGTGGTCATCGCACTCGGCCACATCGAGCCTCATCATAGCGGTGTCGGGCTGACCGAAGGCGTCTTCTTGGTGCCAAAACTGGAGTCCGAGGTGATCGAGTCGGGAAAAAGCTTCATCTGAAGAATGGCGTGGTGCAATTGTCCGCCTCGGGCGCCGTGTATGTCGGTAAAGCCTGGGCGAACGCCGGGGCGGGTACGACGCTGGTGGCGGTGAAGATCAATGCCTAGCCCTTTTACCCAGTTTGCGGCCTCGCTGGATGCGTTGACGCAGGCCCGAATGGGGGAGCGGGTGCAGATCAACGGGCTGCCGTATTGTGCGGTACCCGCCACTAGCCCGGCGCTGTTTGGCTCTGTCGAGGCGGAGCTGACGACACTGATGATTTTCAGCGCCGCCTATCGCCCCCAACGCGATGATGAGGTGGTTTGGCAAGGCGCCGAGTATCGGGTGGCCCGCTACCATCGTCAGAATGGCAAATACGTCATCCAACTGGAGCCGCAATGAAAGGTGAAGACAAACTGCGAGCCATCTTGACGGATCTGGGGGGCAAGGAGTTAGCGCGCGCCAGCGCCCAAGTGGTCAATCGGCTCGCCGCCAAGGCGATCACCCGTAGTTTACGACGGGTGGCGCGTGAAAAACACCTACCGGTACGGCGCCTGAAACGTCGAGTCAGGTTGACTCAGGCTAAGGCCAACACGGAGTGGCCACAGGCGCGTATCCGCGTATACTGCGGCGACTTTCCTGCGATCAATCTGGGGACGGCACGCATCTTGGGGATCCCTGGGCGGCGGGACAGCGTGCTGCACGTCGGTCATCACTCCCTACCGGGCGCCTTCATCCAGTACCTAAAAACGGGGCGTTGGCAGGTTCTACGCCGCGATGGCCGGGCGCGTATGCCCATCCACGTGGTGAAGATCCCGGTGAAGGATGCGCTCACGACCGCCTTTCGCGAGGAGACCCAAAGACTATGGCAAGACAACCTACCTCAAGCGTTACAGCAGGCGATGGCGCGCCAACTTCAGTTACTGCTCCGCCGTCAGCGTTGACCCCGCAGGGCGCCATCCGTCACCGCATTCGCCAACGGGTACTCGATCGACTGAAAACGGCGTTGCAAGGCGAGTCTCAGGTCCACTTTTTCGATGGCAGCCCCAGCTTTATCGATGGCGAGGCCGAACTCCCTGCCGTGGCCGTCTACCTCAGCGATCTACAACCGGAGGCGGTCTACTTTGACAGCATTAGCTGGTCAGGCGTGTTACACGTGCAGATTTTCCTGCGGGCGCGTGAGCCGGACGCTGCTTTAGACCGCTGGGCGGAGTGTTACGCGGCGCCACTGCTGGCCGATCCGGCGCTACTGACTCCATTCGACGGAGATCTGGCGCCATTGGCATGCGACTACCAGCGCGATGAGGAGTTGGGTATCTGGGGCGCGATCGATCTGCAATATCAAATCCGTTACACACAGGAGCAGCTATGACAGCGACAACGACCCCGCAGAAGGGCAGTGGTACCACCTTATGGATCTACACCGGCCAAGATATGGCACGCCTCAATGTCATCAACGACGACGACTGGCAGCGATTGGGCAAGGTCAAAGATATCCAACCGGGTGAACTGCAAGCCGAAACGGACGAAGATAACTATATCGATGACGATGATGCCGACTGGAAGCGTAACGCCCAGGGGATTAAATCTGTCAGCGACTCTACCTTCACCCTAGCCTGGTTACCGGGCGATCCCGGTCAGCAGGCGGTGCTGGCGGCCTTCGACGATGGCCGCGTGATGGCTTACCGGCTGAAATATCCGAACGGAGTGATCGACATCTTCTATGGCTTCGTCTCTGCACTCGGCAAGAGCGTAAGCCAGAACGAAACCATCACCCGTACCATTCGTTTCACCCACAGCGGCAAACCGACGTTGGCCGAGGTCGGTTCACTTCCTGAAAACGCAACGTGAATGGAGGGATGATGCAACTGAAGCATGACACATTTTGCTATGGCGACGAGCAGGTCGTACTGCGAGAGCTAACGGCTTTACAGCATGTGGAATACCTGCGTTATGCGGCGGCACACCCGCCGCCTGATGCGGATGCGGGCCTCAGCGGTATGGCCTACCTGGCGGAGATGAACAACCTCAACTGTCAGATCAACGCGTTGTTAGTGGCGATGTCGCTGGCGAGTAACGCACCCACGCAGACGGCAGAGCAGCGTGCCGAAAGTCAGCAGCAACTGATGGCGACTTGGCCCGCCCAATTGTTGGCGGAGGCGGCTCAACGGGTATTGGCGTTGAGTCAACTGTTGGACGAGGGGCCGCCAGAAGAAGCGTCTGAGCGATCCGATGCCGCAAAGCCCTAGCGGCGGAGATGGCGTTCATCCTGCGTCTGGCGCGTGAGTTTCACCGGCCTGACTGGTGCGCCATGTTGGCCGGCATGAGTTGCAGTGAGCTGCGCGACTGGGCGTCGTTCTACCGCGAACATCTCTTCGCCGATACCCAGCTCGATCTGGAGTTCGCCGCCCTGCAATGCACGCTGGTTCGGCTGGTGGATGCCAAGGCCCGGCCCGCACTCACCGACTTTACGCTATTGATGCACGCCACCGCACCGCCGGAGAAAGACGACGCCCAGCTGATGCAGTTGGCGAGTGGCCTTATGGGGAGGGAACGGTATGTCCCAGATCAGCCAACTTGAAGTCCGACTGGATGCGGACACCGCGCAGTTCCAGGAGGGGTTAGCCCGAGCCCGTGCCGAATTGGGACTCATCGGGCAGGCCAGTCGGGAGGCGGCGCAGCAGACCCAGTCGGCATTCGACTCATTATCTCGGGCCGAGCAGATAGCCCTCAGCCGTCTGAAGTCAGCCATCGACCCCACGACCCGGGCACTGACACAGCTAGAACGTCAGCAACGCCAGCTTCAAGCACAATTTGCGGCTGGGAACCTGACCCAAGCCGAATATGCCCGTTATATGCAGGTGCTCGACCGTAACCTGCAAGGGGTGATCAGTCGTGAGCGTCTATTGAAAACCGCCTCGACGGGGTGTACCGAGGCGCTACAACGTCAGCAAAAAATGGTGCAGCGCCTCAATATCAGCCACGGCCAATATCAAATGGCGCTCCGCCTGCTACCGATGCAGATGACCGACGTGGTGACCCAGCTTGCCAGCGGCCAGAACCCGTTACTGATCCTGATCCAGCAGGGTGGCCAGGTTCGGGATTCGTTCGGTGGGATCCGTAATACCTTTATTGCTTTGAGCCAGGTGATCTCCCCGCTGAGCCTGTTGCTGGTCGGTCTGGCGGGGGCCGGTGGCGCGTGGGCCTATGCCCTGTATCAGGCCGATCAGGAGCAGCGCCAGTTTCAGCGAGGGCTAATCTTGACTGGCCACTATGCCGGCCTGACGACGTCGCAGCTACAACGTCTAGCTCAGAGTTTGGCAGGTGACGGTGTCACGCGTCACGGCATGGCCGATTCCCTGGCGCAGGTGGTGAGCAGTGGTGCCTTTTCCGATGTACAGGTTGCGCGTGTCGCTCGCGCCGCCGCCCAGATGGCGCAGGCCGTCGGGCAATCGGTCGAGGAGACCATCAGCCAGTTCACACGACTACAGCAGGAGCCGCTGAGCGCGGTGCAAGCGCTGGATGAGGCCTTACACTTCCTGAGCGCTGCCACCCTACAGCAGATCGCCACGCTGGAAGAGCAAGGGCGGCGCAGTGACGCCGCGCGTCTCGCCATCGATGCCTATGCCTCCGCGCTAAATGAGCGAGCGCATGCAATCCGGGATGACTTAGGCTACCTGGAGGCGGCTTGGCATGCCGTTTCGGATACGGCTGCCGCCGCCTGGGAGTCGATGCTAAACCTAGGGCGTGAGCAGACATTAGAGGCGCGGATTGCGGCGTTAGCGCAGCAGATCCAGGCCGGAGGGCGCCAATTCGGCGCGGTGTTCGTTCCGGCCAATCAGCAAGATCATGCCCAGTTGGCTCGCCTACGGGAAGAGAAGTACCAGCGCGATGTCGCTGCCGCCCGGGATAAGGCTGAACGGCAGGAGCAGGAGCGGCAGAAGCGCCAGTTAGCCGCCAACCGCCATTGGCAGGCGCTCTACGAAAGTGAGGAGCAACAACATCAGCGCCGCCTCGAGGCGATCCGTAACAGCGCCGCCAGCGAAGCAGTTAAGCAGGCGGCATTGGCGGAGGAGCGTCGTCGCTACCAAAGCCGCCAGGATCGTCGCCATGCGCCCCGGGAGGACGAGGGGCAACGTCTGTTAGCTCAGTACCGTCAGCGCCAAGCCCAACTCGATGCCGAGCTAGCGACGGCACGTCAGGCTAATGGCAGTCAGTTGCTCGATGCCGAACGGCAGCGACTGCAACTGCAGCAACGCCTCAGCGATATGCAGGGGCGTCAACTGAGCGATAACGACAAGAGCCTGCTGGCCAATCGACAACAGCTGGAGCTTCTCTTGGCGCAAAACATGGCGCGGGAGACGGCCTTGGCGCGCCAACAGGCGTTAAATGCCCTGCAACGGAAGGGAGATCAGCTAGCCCAACAAGCCAGCCAAGAGATGGAGAGGGCGCATTACCAGCAAGAGAGCCTGCTGGCCGGCACACAACTGGGTAATCAGGCGCGTCAGCGTTTACAGCAGGCTTTGGCCCTACGCCAATACTACCAAACACGTCTGGATCAACTGGAGCGGGATAGCCGCGCCAAGGGGACCCAGGAGAGCGACGCCTATCGCCAGGTTACCGCGGCGTTACGGGATAACTTGGCGCAACGTCTGGCGTTGTTAGAGCGCTACCACGCTCAGGTAGATGCACAGGAGAGCAACTGGCAGTTGGGCGCGATCCGGGCGCTGAATAATGTGGCGGAGCAGGGGGAACAGGTGGCGACGCTGACCGAGGGGGTCTTTACCCGGGCCTTCGATGGCATGGGCGACGCGCTGGCGCACTTCGCCCTGACGGGCAAGCTGGAGTTTCGCAGCTTCGCCGCCTCGGTGCTGGCCGATTTGGCCAAGATGGAGCTCCGCATCGCCACCTCCAAAACCTTGGGGTTGCTGTTGAATTTTGGGCGCAGCCTGTTAGGGGGCAGCAATGAGGGATACGGCGCTAATGCTTTTGACAACGGTATGTACAACCATCTTCGTTTCAATGCTCTCGGCGGCGTCTACCGTACCCCCAGTCTCCATCGTTACAGTGGCACGGTAGTCAGTCATCCCACCGTCTTCGCCTTTGCGCAGGGCGCGGGGATCATGGGGGAAGCGGGGGCGGAGGCGATCTTACCGCTACGTCGAGCCGCGGACGGTAAGCTGGGTGTCGTCGCCAGCGGTGTAGTCCGGGAGAGCAACTTCTCCCCGGTCTACAACATCACGATCAATAACGATGGTCAGCGGGGAGAGATTGGCCCACAGGCCTTGACCGCCATCTACGAGGTGAGCCGGCGCAGCGTGGCGGACTACTTGGCAACGCAACGGCGTGACGGCGGCTTACTGGGAGAATCCTGATGGAAACCTTTCGCTGGCCAATCCGCCCCGATCTGGTGATTGTGTCGCAGCCGCGGGTCAGCCGAGTCCGTTTCGGCGATGGCTACGAGCAGCGTCGTCCTGACGGTTTGCATGCCGATCTTAAGATCTACAGCGTGACCTTAGTGGCATCCCTTGCCGAGGGGGCGCAGCTGGAGGCGTTCTTCGCCCGTCATGGTGGCGTCGACGCGTTTCGTTGGACACCGCCGTACGGTTACCGTCCGATCAACGTGCTCTGCCGCCAATGGCGGTCGGTTCGTCACGCGCGCAAGATAACCTTTACCGCTGACTTTGAACAGGTGGTCGCATGATACCGTCATCGATGCAACAGGAGGCAAGTCGCCTGAGTCAATCCGCTCGCCTGGATGTGTGGGAGGTCGATCTGACCGCCATCGGTGGCGAACGTCATTTTTTCACCAACCAGCACAATGAAAAGGGGCAGGACATCGTCTGGCAGGGACGGACGTATATCGCCTATCCCGTTACCGGTAGCGGCTTTACCTTCAATGGTCGCGGGCCAGCTAACCGTCCCGAGCTGCACCTCTCCAATCTCTTTGGTCTGCTTACCGCTATGGTCGAGGATTACGACGGGCTGGTGGGTGGCAGTGTGATACGCCGTACCCTCTATGCCCGCTTTTTGGATGCGGTGAACTTTTATCAGGGCAATCCCGAGGCTGATCCGGAGCAGGAACAGGTACAACACTACCGGATCGAGCAGGTGGTAAATGTCACGCGAGATAGCGTGCGAGTGGTGTTATCCGCACCGACGGAAAGTGACGGTGCCCTTTGCCCTGGGCGCATCATGCTGGCCGACGTTTGCGCATGGATCTACCGCAGCGAAGAGTGCGGCTACCAGGGACCCCCCGTGGCGGATGCCCTCGACCGGCCCACCCAAGATCCCACCGCCGACCAATGCAGTAAGACACGCCGTGCCTGTGAGTTACGACACAACATCGACAGTTATGGCGGCTTTCTTTCCATCAATAAACTGACCCAATAGGTATCGCCATGCTTGATGACGACATTCTGGCGCATGCGGCACGCATGGCGCCGGCGGAGTCCTGCGGCTTTGTGATACGAACGCCAATGGGCGAACGCTACCTACCATGCAAAAACCGCTCACTGGAGCCGAGGCGCTATTTTCGCATGACCCCACAGGATTACCTCCAAGCCAGTGCACGCGGTGAGCTGGTCGCCCTGGTTCATAGCCACCCACATGGCGATCCTTATCTCAGCGCCGCCGATCGGCGGCTTCAGATCGCCAGTGCCTTACCTTGGTGGCTGGTCTGCGAGGGGCGTATCGCCCGTTATCGGCCTGTTCCATTACTACTGGGACGCCCCTTCGTGCATGGCCATGCCGACTGTTATGCCTTGCTGCGCGACGCCTATCACCTTGCAGGGATCGCGTTGCCGGCCATGCACTACGACGCTGACTGGCACCAACAGGGCGCCGATCTTTACCTGCAAGAGCTGCCCCGTAACGGGTTCTCTCGAATCCCACTGGCGGCGGCCCAGGCGGGCGATGTGTTGCTGTGCTGCTTTGGCTGTTCGGTAGCGAACCATGCCGCCATTTACTGTGACGACGGGCAGTTACTGCACCATCTCCCCAACCAACTCAGCAAACGGGAAGGATATAGCGAACGATGGCAACGACAGACTCACTCCCTCTGGCGCCACCACGCCTGGCACGCATCTGCCTTTACGGCGATCTGCAACGATTTGGCCGCCGCCACGCTCTGTTAGCCGCCACGGCAGCGGAGGCGGTTTATGCCTTGGCTAGCCAATTACCGGCGCTACGCCGCCAACTGTTACAGGGATGGTATCAAGTCCGTCTCGCTGGCGAAGACATGACGACGGAGACCTTGGCGCAGCGCCTGCACGAACCGCTGCCCGATCAGGCGGTGATCCACATCGTCCCACGCCCAGCCGGCGCCAAAAGCGGCTTTATCCAAACTATCCTGGGCGCGGCGTTTGTCGCCTTTGCCGCCTGGAACCCGCTGGGGTGGTCTAGCGCAGTGATCGGCGGCCTTGTCGCCAGTGGCGGCGGACTAGCGTTGAGCGGCGTTGCCATGATGCTGACGCCGATGCCCAAGACACCAAGCCTGCAGCGTGCGGATAACGGCAAACCCAACACCTACTTCTCCAGCCTGGATAACCTGGTCGCCCAAGGGAATCCGGTGCCGGTGGTCTACGGCGAGATCATGGTGGGGTCACGGGTCATCTCACAGGAGGTGAGCGTGTGGGATGAGCAAGGCGACGTCATCGTCGTCGGCATGCGCTAACGACAGAGGAATGGCATATGGGTAAGGGCAGGGCTAAACAACATACCCCCTATGAGGCACCGGATAGCCTGAAATCGACGCAGAGGCTCAGCATCATCGATGCGATTAGTGAGGGGCCGATAGAGGGCCCCGTCGCAGGATTAGCCAGCGTTTACCTCAACGATACGCCTGCCATCGATGATGAAGGTAACAGCAACATCAATGGCCTGACGGTGATCTACAACGCCGGTACTCAAGAGCAGGCTGCATTAGAGGGATTCGAGGCATCGGGTGCGGAGACGATCATTGGATCTGAGGTAAAGGCCACCACCCCGATCACGCGTACCATCACGTCAGCCAACATAGACCGTTTACGCCTGACGCTCGGTGTGGTCGCGTTACAGTCGGTCAGCGACGAAGGCGATCGCGATATCAGCAGCGTCACCCTACGGATCCAGCTGCAACGCGACGGCCATTGGCAGGACACCAGTGAGCTGACCCTCCGCGGCAAGACGACCAGCCAGTTTCTGACCTCAGTGGTGCTAGACGATCTACCGCCGCGCCCCTTTGGTGTCCGGGTGGTGCGTGTCACCCCGGATAGCACCAGCGATCAGCTGCAAAACCGTACCCTATGGTCGAGTTATACCGAGATCATCGATATTCGCCAACGCTACCCCAACACGGCCGTCGTAGGGCTATTGGTCAACAGCGAGCAGTTCGGGAGCCAACAGGTGCGCCGTACTTACTTGGTGCGCGGGCGCATCATTCAGGTTCCGGCCAACTACGATCCGCACACCCGCCATTATGAGGGGCTCTGGCAGGGTGACTTCAAGGCGGCCTGGAGCAACAACCCCGCCTGGGTTCTGTATGATCTTCTGACCCATCCCCGCTATGGCCTGGGACGGCGTGTCGGCGCTCTCAGCGTGGATAAATGGGCGCTGTATGCCATCGCCCGCTACTGCGATCAACCTGTACCCGATGGCTACGGCGGTAGCGAACCGCGTATGACGTGCAACGCCAGCCTGAGCGAACAGCGCAAGGCTTACGATGTGATCAACGACCTCTGCTCCATCATGCGGTGTATGCCGGTCTGGAACGGTCAGACGCTTACCTTCGTGCAGGATCGCCCGTCCGACACGGTCTGGTCTTATAGCAACGCCAATGTGGTTGAGGGGCGTTTCAATTACACCTTCAGCGCATTGAAGGCCCGCCATAGCGCCGCCGAGATCCGCTTTGTCGATCCCGACAACGGTTGGCGTGTTTCGACCGAATATGTGGCGGATGAGGGGATGATTGCCCGCTATGGACTGAACGTCCTCAAATTGGACGCGTTCGGCTGCACCTGTCGAGGCCAGGCGTACCGCATGGGGCTTTGGGCGCTGACCAGTGAAAAACTGGAAACCCAGATGGTGACCTTTAGCTTGGGGATGGAGGGGATCCGCCATCTCCCCGGCGATATCATCGAAATTTGCGACAACGACTATGCCGGCATTGCGCTTGGGGGGCGCTTGCTGGAGGTCGGCGAAGGATGGGTTCGCCTCGACCGCCCGGTTAACGTGGAGACGTTCACGCAGTTGCTGGTGGCGGACCGACAGGGGCGTCAAGTCAGCGTAGCCATTCATGGCCAACCGGCTCCGGATCAGCTACATGTTTCCGCTCTGCCTCCCGGATGCGTCGCGTTCGACTGTTGGAGTCTCCGTCAGGCGTCGTTACGTCCACGCCTGTTCCGCTGCTTGGAGATCGTGGAGAACGGCGATGGCAGCTATGGCGTGACGGCACTGCAACATGTACCGGAGAAGGAATCGATAGTCGATAACGGGGCTCATTTCGATCCCAAGCCGCCCACCATCTACGGCATCGTGCCGCCGGCGGTGCAACATCTGACGGTGGAGATTAGCGAAGCGGGCGGCCAATATCAGGCCTGGGTACGCTGGGATACCCCACGAATGGTTAACGGCATCCGTTTTCTCCTGCAACTGAAGATCCAGGATGGGGAGGTGCAGCGCTTAGTCGGTAACTACACTACAAGCGCCTGCGAATACCGCCTCTACGGGCTGACGTTGGGTCATTACCAGCTCAGTGTGCGTTCGGTCAGTGTCAGTGGGCTACGAGGCGACCCGACCGAGATCCGCTTTGTCATTGCGGCGCCAGAAGCGCCGATCGAAGTGGTCATTACGCCGGGCTATTTTCAGTTCACCGTAACGCCACGCCAGACCCTGTTTAATCCTGAGACACAATTCGAATTCTGGTTCAGCCCCCGGCGTCTGCACGATCTCGATCAGATCGTCACCCAGGCGAGTTATCTGGGGAGTGGGCGCTTTTGGGTGGTCTCCGGCGCGATGATCCGCCCAGGGCAGAATTACTACCTGTACGTTCGTAGTGTTAACACCGTGGGCAAATCAGCCTTCGTCGAGGCTGTCGGCCAGGCCAGTAACGATGCCGCCGGTTATCTGGACTTCTTTGCCGGACAGATCGGCCGCACACATCTGGCCCAGGCGCTCAGGGAGCAGATCGCGTTAGGGGCTGAAAGCAGCGGTCAAATCGAGGAAATCAACCAAAGCTGGCAGGACTTGCAGGGTAGACTCAACACCCTGTGGGGCGTACGGGTACAGCAGTTACAGGATGGCCGTCACTATATCGCCGGCTTGGGTGTCGGCATCGAGAATGACGCTCAGGGGGAGGTGCAGAGTCAAATCCTGTTGTTGGCCGATCGTTTGGTGATGCTCGACCCGGATAACGGTGCTACGACGCCGCTATTCGTCGTGCAAGAAGGCCAGATGTGGCTGAACGAGCTGCTGCTTAAGCGGCTGATCGCCGCTTCCATTATCTCATCGGGGAATCCTCCTACCTTCGTCCTCACCCCGGAGGGGGCGCTGTTTGCGCGCCAGGTGGATATCAGTGGCCATGTCAATGCCACCAGTGGCCGTCTTAGCCATGTCACCATCGATGAGAGCTGCGATGTGAAGGAGATCCGCGCCGAAACCATCAAGGGCGATATCGTCAAGGTCATCACGCTGAGGCTGGGCACGCCGTTGCAGATCAGTGCCGCCCCCTTCGATCGCCTACTGTTTGCCATGCCGGTCGCAGCCCACGGTACGACCTCGACCAATACCACCAGCTCAGGGAAGGATGGGCGGGATATCAGCAGTACTAGCTACTCTGGGACACGGATAGGTATCAACATCAATGGCCGAGAGGTGGTGGTCGCTAACCAACTTGGCTCAGGGGTCGATGTGGGGACAGCTATCGAGCCCATCCCTGCCGCAACGAATATTACGCTGGAGTTGTGGGTTGAAAAGGGAAATAGCAACCATATGCGGCGTTATACCGATGACCAGACTATCTCAATGACGCTCAACTGCCTGCTGTACAAGGCCTAAATTGCGACGATGTACACGAGGGATACCATGACGGTGACGATTTCCGGCAATCTAAAGGATGGGACGGGACAACCGATCGCCCATGCTGAACTGACGCTATTAGCGACGCATACCACTCAGGAGGTGCTGGCGCATACGCATGCCACGGTGATCACCTCCGCTCAGGGAGCCTACTCTATGGCGGTACTCCCGGGGCGTTATGACATCACCCTCTCAGTCGAAAACTATCCACCGCAAAAAGTCGGGACCATCAATGTGAGCGAGGACGCCAAGGAGGGTTCGTTAAATGATTTTTTGGTGATGCTGACGGAGGAAGATCTTCGCCCGCACGTGGTCCGCCGCTTTGAGGAGATGGTCTCGCAGGTCAGCGCACAGCAACGCAGCATCCTTGACCAGCAGCGGCACACAGCGCAGATCCATAGCCAAGTGGAGAGTACCGCTGAGCAGATCGAGCAACAGGCACAGCAGGTGGCCACCTTGGCGCGTGCGGCTCAGACCAGCCAACAACAGGCTGAGCGTGCGCAAGGAACGGCTACGCGCGGTGCACAAACGGCGCAACGAAGTCAACGTGGCGCTGTCGCTGCCGAAAACGCCGCCGCGCAAAGTGCTCAGTCGGCAGCGCGTAGCCAGCAGGAGGCCTTAGCCGCGAAAACGGCGACAGAGCAGCTCCTCCAGCAGACACAGCTCAGTGCGCAGGATGCTGAGGTGAGTCAACGGGCGGCAGTCTCCTCTGCAGAGGACGCACGGCACAGCGCTCAGGCCGCCGCACAGGCGGCGGAGCAGGCGGCCAGCCAGACGGTGACGCAGCTAACCGAGGCGGTCAGGGATGAGCGGGAACAGGTGGCAGATCTACGCCGTCAGGTGGAGGAGGCCACCGAGCGGGGCGAGCAACAGGCACGGCAGGCCACGGCGCAAGCCGATGCGGCGCACGCCAGCCAACAAGCGGCCAGTGCGGCAGCGAGTGCCGCCGAACAATCCGCACATCAAGCGCAGGGTAGCCAGCAGGAGGCGGCCACCTCGGCGGAGAAGTCTCAGCGCAGTGCACAAACGGCGCAGTATAGCCAGCGGAGCATGGCGGTTGCTGCGGATAAAATCGTCAAAAGCGCTCAGACTCTGCACAGTGACCAGCAGCATCTCAACAACTTGAGGAAGGATATCGAATTTTGGTGGGATCGGACACAGTCGTTAGCGTATGACGCTAAAAAGTACGCTGGCCAGGCCGCAGGGAGTGAATTTGACGCGAGATCCTCTTTGTTCGAGACAAGAGATCTCCGCGAAAACATCTTAGAGATTGCAGCGGAGATAGACGAGAGTGTGCGGCAGGCGGAGGCTGCCGCGTCACAGGCAGCCGAACGGGCCGCTAGCGAGGCGGCGACCCTGGCAGCAGAGCGCGCCGCCGCACAAGCCAGTGAGCAGGCTGCGGCCCAGTTGACGCAGATTTTCAGCGATGACCTTGCGCAAACGCAACAGCATCAACAGGCGGCTGCCGCCTCAGAGGCTGCGGCACAGCGTGCAGTGAAGAGCGCTGAGAAAATACTAGAGCAGGAACACGCGCGGACAAATGCTGTGTTACAGCAGGCGAACGAGGCCGCTGAAAATGCAGAGCAGTATGCGCATCAGGCTGAAATATCGCTAGAGGGAGCACGCGAAGCGGCTGAAAATGCGCAAGATTCAGCCTTACTTGCCCAGTCAGCCAAACAAGATACTGCCCAGTATGTCGCGGAGGTACAGGCGCATACGCGTCAGGTGGTCTTATCGGCGCAACAAGTTAAGGATGACACCGATACCAGTGTGCAGCTGGCAGAGGAAGTGGCTCAATTAGCGCAGACCACCCGATCTCTGGTGGTGAAAGGCCAGGAGCACGTTGAACGCATCGAGCGAGAGCTTCAGCTAAATGAGGATAAGGCACCGCTAGCGAGTCCGGCTTTTACCGGGCATCCCACGGCGCCGACGCCGGATAAGTCGGCTGCCGGACAAGAGATTGCGACCGCGGCCTTTGTGTTGGCGCAGATAGCGCAGTTGATTAACGCTTCTCCGACGGCGCTGGATACCTTACAGGAGCTGGCCGCAGCGCTCGGTAACGATCCCAATTTTTCGTCAACGGTGATGACGATGATTGGCCAGAAGCTGGATAAGGCGCAAAACGGGGCTGATATTCCGGATAAGGCCCGTTTTCTGGAGAATATTGGTATCGTTGAGGCGACGACCTCGCGCAAAGGCATCGTGCAGTTGAGCGACAGCGTCAACAGCTTCAGTTCCACCCAGGCAGCCACCCCATGGGCGGTAACGCGGGCGTATGACGCAGCCACCCGTGCCGCTAGTACCAACCAGGCCGGACGGGTACGGCTGAGCGACAGCGTCAGCAGCACCAGCACCACCCAGGCAGCGACGGCCAATGCGGTGAAGCTCGCCTATGACGAGGCCACCCGTGCCGCTAGTACCAACCAGGCCGGACGGGTGCAGCTCAACGACAGTATCAGCAGCACCAGCACCACCCAGGCAGCAACGCCCAACTCGGTGAAGCTCGCCTATGACAGAGCCTCTGAAGCTCTCCCTGTAGGCACACCCTGTCCCTGGCCCAGCCTCAACATCCCATCAGGTTGGATCAAGTGCGCAGGGCAATCATTTTCAACATCGTCATATCCCGATCTGGCCAGGGCATATCCCAATGGCAGATTGCCTGATTTGCGTGGGGAATTTATCCGGGGATATGACGATGGTCGGGGTGTTGACAGTGGGCGCAGTATATTAACAGCACAAGGCGATGCAATTCGAAATATCACAGGTACTGTGACGGGCATATCTGAAACATTCAGCTATTCCGGCTCGGGCTCGGGGGTATTTCAACGGACATCGTCAGGTCCCGGTGCGGATGGTACACCGAGATCTGTTGACTGGTCGAATGCGGGAACGTTGGATTTTGATGTATCACGAGTCGTACCAACGGCGAATGAGAACCGTCCGCGTAACGTCGCCTTTCTCTATATCGTGAGGGCTGCATAATATGGAATATCAACTTACACCATCTCAGGCTGAATTCAACAAAAAGCGGTTAGCTAAAACAGCTGGCTGGGTGCTGCTATACCATGCCAATGAAACTACTCGCGAATACTGCGGCGCCAGCTATGACTATGTGATGGAGGGGGTCGGTATCCCCGCCTATAGCTACCTGGATGCTCCAACTCAACCGGAAGCTGGGCTTGCCTTAGTTCGCTCGCCAGATGGCCAGCGCTGGGAGGGCGTAGCCGATCACCGAGGTGAGGTGGTCTGGGACACCGAGAGCCGCCAACCCAGTACGATTCAAGTATTGGGTGAGATCCCTCCGCGCTTTACTACGCAGGCCCCCACATCCCCCTTTGATGTTTGGGCGGGAGAGTCGTGGGTAAAGGATAAGCAGGCCGAGCAACGCGTGCGGTTAGAGCAGGATCAACAGCACAAGGCACACCTGTTGGAGCTGGCTTCGCAGCGTATTCAGTTATTGACGGACAAACTCGAACTGGATGAGACACAAGATAGCACTACGCTAAGTCAACGCCTGAATGACTGGCGAAGATACCGGTTACAAGTGGATGACATCATCCCGACGGGAGAGGCACTCATCTGGCCCGCGCCGCCTGAATAAGGGGGCGATGCGCGGCTGCTTGTACCATAACTCACACAACCGCCAGCAGGTGCGGACCTTCGGTAGCTCGCCTCCAGTATCTCTAACGCGCTTGCTCTGCCATGAAATCGCCCCCCACAGCAACACATATAACCTTAGATCATGCCCCCTGTTGTAACCGACAACAGTGGGGTAATGCTCGACAACACACGACAACACACGACAACACACGACAACGCACGACAACGCGTTGGAGTAGCTCATATCGAGGGGAGAGGTAGTTTCATCTGGTTACAAATAAACCGCTGCTCAGGTGGGAGAAAGGAGGGCTACGCAGCGTCTTCTTCTGCCCATCATGCCCAGGAGGCGGTGAGCGGGCTGTGCAGCTGAGGGGCGATACTCGGCCAAATGGACTATTATCACTTGATGGAATTTTTCAGAATATTCTTGTGTGTTCAAGATATTAGCCGGAGGGTGGCTAGTGTAGGATAGGGCGGAAATGAGAATGTGCAGGCGATCGAAAAATCTGCAACTGATTGATTTTGAAGTGGATAAAAAAAGACCTGACACGATTCCTGTATCAGGTCTAGGGGAATGGCTCTTGTGGAGAGCCGTGCGCTAAAAGTTGGCATTATGCAGGCATAGATCGCCTTGCCTATTAATCGTAGTGCATCTGTGGCGTTTTGCCAGTGAGGCCCACTCGGATGAGTTGGGGGAGGTAGCACGTCGGGTTAGGGGATCGATGATATCGGGAGGGTCGATGGCCGTCGGAGCCGTGGGGTCGTTTCGACAAAGTCGGTGAGATAAAGTCCCTAGAGTGAGGGCGGTTAATGGCGCTTTGCTATAATCGTCTAGGATCACGCAGAGGGGGTTGTTGTGTGGAATGTTCGCCACTGTTTCATCATACACATGCCATAAGTGGGGTAAGACTGGGGGCGATATGAGTCAGGAAAGGGTAAAAAAAGTTATTGCTAAAAAATTACTCATTGCGTTTGTCTCTGGATTCGGTGTATTCGTTATCTTGATGCTTTGCTTGCTTATTTTTTCGATTAAGGCGCTGTATAAAGACACAAATCTCAAGGTAGATTTCGCCCGCCAACATATCGATGGTATCCTGGGTCATGCCAAAACGGCGGCGCAATCGACCAGTCATTTGTTGGGACGCACTTGCTCCGAGTCGGTGATGAATGCGTTGATTCATCAAGTGACCTTAACGCCGAATGTCCGCTCCCTCGAGTTATTCTCAAAGGCGGGAGGTTACTGTACCTCATTGTATAAAGAGGTGTCGGGAGTCGAGCGTAAAAAAATAGAGCAGGTCAATGGCCTCTATCTCTTGGCCGGGGATGCGGCGACCCCTTCGCTACCGGTGTTATTCTATAGCTATAAGACGGCGCAAGGCACGGTACTAGTGGGGGTGGATGGCTATTTCATCGCTAATACGCTACGTGTGATCAATACCTTTCCTCGCGTCTACTTTGGGGTGAGTGGTGAGATTTTATCGGCTGAGGGGCGAGTGACCCCTAAGTTTTCGCGGATGCCGCAGGGCTATCATGTTATCACCTCTGATTACGGCTACACGATAATTTATATTATTACCAAGCGCACCATATTAACCAACCTGATAGATAACTACTTGCTGGGGATATATTTAAGCCTACTGCTTGGGCTATTCGCCATGCTAGCGGTATTTCTACGTTTGAATCGACCCTTATCGATTACCGAGTTAATTCGCAACGGTATTAAAAATAACGAGTTTGTCCCTTATATTCAGCCGATCGTTGATCTGAAAACCAACAGCGTCACCGGCGGTGAAATTTTAATCCGCTGGCTCCGTCCAGGGATCGGCATGATTCCGCCGAATCAATTTATCCCGGCGGCAGAGGACTCTGGATTGATCGTGCCGATGACCCGGCAGTTGATCTTGGATACGCGGGAGGCATTACGTGGCAGAGTGTCGAAGCGGATACATATCGGTTTTAATATTAGCCAGAAATATCTTCAGCATCGGAGCATCGTCGCAGACTGTGACCATTTCTTACAGGCATTCGATACGCGCCAGTTAGAACTCACGCTAGAGTTGGTTGAACGCGATGAGATTGCCTCGAAGAGTGAGGTCAAGGAGAACTTCGAGCGCTTGAAGGGATTGGGTGTGACTTTTGCCCTCGACGACTTCGGTACCGGTTATTCGACCTACTCTTATCTGCAAAAATTTCATGTCGATTATATTAAGATCGATAAGAGTTTTATTCAGATGATCGGCCTGGATGAAATCTCCAGCCATATTGTGAACAACGTTATCGAGTTGGCGGGGAGCCTACATTTAAAGATTATCGCCGAGGGGGTCGAGACGGAGCAGCAAGAAGCCTATCTGAAGGCGCACGATGTGCTGTACTTGCAGGGGTATCGTTATAGCCAGCCGATTCCCTTACAGGCGTTTATCCGGCGTTATCTCTAA